AGGACGGTCCAAACGTGTTGTTGTTGCAGCCCGTGCCTTTAAACACGATACGGTTGAGTCTCCATTTACTCGTACTATATGGGCTTATCGTGTTCTTGCAGACCATCTTAGCAAGCCCTAACTTTGACAAGTCGATATTGTTGCTTGTCGCGCCGTTGTCGAAGGTATACCTCCATACGTTGTCCGTATCTCCGTATGCCTTGAACTGTATACCCTTGAAGTCGTAGGGGCAGTCGTTCTGAAACTCATCCACAAGGCGGTAGACGACGCCCTTGCCGTTCGTAGTGTCTGCCCATGTAAAGCGGCCTGCGTCGTTGTCTATGCAGTACCAGACGTCCCATGTCGCGAGGTCGCATCCTGCGAAATACTTGGTGCGCGTAGAGCCGTCCACAATGTCGTCTGGCAAGTCGCCGTCGTGAATAACCGCCCTCGCGTGTTCGTTGAGGGTGCGCTCGTCGTCAGCCGTCACGATGATGTCGAAAGGGTGGTTCGCGCTCTGGCTCTCCATGTCGCCGTTCGTGGTAGCGACGTAGTCCGTGATGCGGTACTGCTGACCGGGCTTGAGTCCGCCGCTGTTGCGAAGGGCAAGCAGTTCGGAATGCGTCTTTGAAATGACGCTGTCGAGCTTGCCCTGCCTGAGCGCCTCCGCCTCCGCCTCCGAAGCCAGTGTCTTGCTGGCGTTTTCGCCGTTTGAAGGTCCGAGACGGTAGCCGTTCTCCAGCCTCGTCAGCTGCGTAAGCTTCTTAGGGAAGCAGTAGTCCAGTTCCCAGTGCTCCTGCGTCCAAGGCTCAGGCTCGACGATCGCCCTTATGCACCTCCAGTACGCGTTGAGATGCAGGACGTATTCGCCGACGTCGTATGTGATGGACGGATTGTACTCCGGTGCCAATCCAGGACTTATAGTGGAAATCTTGCTTAGGTTCATTGACGTACTCCTCCATTAACTTGATTTCATCGTGCCGTCCTTGTACGGGATCGAGTGCTGGTCGCTGGTTACCATGTACTCTACGAGAAACGACCCGTATGCCTCGGTGGCCGTACATGTCTTCAGGAGATCGGACACCCTTACGGAGAACATGTAGCTTCCGCGCCTCAGGCTCCTCGTCACGTCCATGGGCACCGCTATGTGGCACAGGCCGCGCCTGTTCTTGTCCGGAACGATCCCGCTGAACCACTCTCCTGTCCACAGCGGATCGTCGAACTGCGTGTCGGCTATCTTCACTGTGACGTACGTATTGTCCGGAGTGGCCGGTTCCAGCACGTCGACGGGATTGTAGAGGTTCACCGTGACGTGCCAGGTGTCGCCGCCTATGACGCGGACGACAGGCTGTCTGTCGGCCGGGTCGAGCGGCATCTGCCCCGCAGGCTGTATCTTCAGGTGCGCCATCCTCAGTCCTCCTGGCTGTTCCTGTAGAGAGCCATGTTGCCGGTCTCCGGGTCCACTGCGACGATTCCGCCTATGTGAAGCGCATCCAGGTCGACGGCAATGGCCGTCGGAGGCTTTGTCGTGTAGACGGGCTCGTCCGCGTCCGAGCCGCTGTCGCTGGAGTCGTCGACCGGGACGAACTTAAGGCCGTAGCCAAGCCTCACGTTTATCGTGTTGTTGACGTCAGGGCCCTCGCGGACCGCCTCAAGGCCGTCTCCGGCGTAGTAGACGTCGTCGAACCTGAACAGCGCGTCGAGCCTCTCCTCGACGTTGCGAAGCCTGGACATTATGGACGGCGAAAGGCCGACGACCCTTATGTACCTCGGCTGGTCCTCGTCCGAAGAGCCGGAGCTGCCGAAGTCCGGGTTTTCGTACGTCTCTACCGTTATCTCGCCTTCCGTGCCTCTCAGGCCGGACATCTCGAGGTCGACCTCTTCTGACGTTATCTGGTCAAGTGTTCTTCCTGCGACGACAATGTCTCCCGGTACGACCACCTCCTGTGCGTCCAGCGTTATGCGCTCGCCTGTGCCGTCCGCGCCGGTCACCACCAGTTCGGCGTCGCCGTTCCAGCCGTAGTTCAGCGTGGCCTTGGAGCCTGCCGACCCGAGGATCCTCTTGACGAACTTGAGGTACCTTGCGTCGTCCTCCTTGTCTGCACCGAGGATGTTAACAAGCCTTCCGGTATCAGATATGATAGCTACTGTCCTGCTCATGCCATTCCTCCCTGCTGTGCTGCCTGTATGGCCATCTCCTGACCCTGCGACCTAAGCTGCGACCTGAAGTCGTCCATCTGCTGCTTGACCATCGAGTGCAGCGTCGGGTTGGTCTGCTTGATCCTGAGAAGCTGGCCCCTGACCTGCGAAGGCGGCGTATTGAGTACGAGCTTCTTCGCAATGTCCCCGGCCTGGCTCCAGATGTCCCCTGGGGTGGCGCCGACCGGGGTTCCGGCTGCCGTGGCGGGCATGCCCTCCTCGTCCGCGGCGCCGGCGTCCTGCGGGGCGTCGTAGCCTGCGTTCATCTGCGTAGCCTGCGACGCCGCCATGGCGCGCTGCTGGATCGCCTGCATCTCCATCTGCTCCTGCGCGATCCTCTTCTGCTCCTTGATGAAGTCGATTCCGAACACCTTGTACGCCGTGGTCTTGGAGATGTCCTGTCCCGCGGCGGACTGGAGGAGAAGCGCCTTGCGCTCGACGTCGTCCGCGAGGGTGACGCTTGCAAGCTTGCCGGTGATCTTGTCCCAGCCGAGATGGCGGGAGATGATGCGCATCGTCCAGTTGATGAGGTCGTTGAAGCCGTCGACGAGGAACTGCCAGTGGCGCTCGAAGACGCGGAGGGCGACAGGGGCGGCCTGGAGCTGCAGGGTGCCCTGGTAGAGGTCCACCGGATAGCCCAAGGCGTTCAGTATGTCGTTCTGGACCGTCTTCATGACGTCGTTGGGCGTGAGGTTCTTGCCTTCGCCGCCGAGCATCTGGTAACCGATCGGGTACGGGGCGATCTGGACGTCCGTGATGTTCTTGCGCTTCCTGGCCACCATCTGCTGCATGGCGGCCACGAAGCTGCGCATGGAGCTGAGCGTCAGGGGGTCCTGTCCGTCCGAGTTCGGGGAGCCCTGGGGGTACAGCACCCTGAACGGTATGATGTAGTCCATGGCGATCGCCTCGTCGTAGCGGCGCATCATCTGCGCGTAGTAGGCGATCTTGTAGAGTGCGAGGAGCGGAGGCATGCCCCATCCGCGCATCTCGACGCCCGCCGGGGTCGTCATCTTGAAATGGTAGAGCGAGTTGTCCTTGAACTGGAACTTCCTCTCCGTTCCGGTCTGGTTGACGCAGGCCGCCTCGATGAACTCCCAGGAGCTCTCGTTGATGTAGAACTGGTCGATCTTCTGCCCCGACGTGATGTGCGCCACGAGGCGCTCGTCTAGCCTGTAGAAGTATTCGGTCTTCCCCGACACCGGATGGACGCGAAGGTCCATCCTCTTGGGGTTCCAGCGTATGAGCTTGATCTTCGTCTGGTCGGTGCTCCTGCGGTCGTCGCGCTTGAACTCGACTTCATGCCCGCACTTGGCGCAAGTGCCCTTGAACACCATGTTCTTGGGGTCGAACTGGTACTCCATCTCCTCGGCGCACCTGCACAGTCCGCAGTCCGGGCATGTCAGCATGCGCTTGAACGGGAGGTACACCGAGACGAACGCATTGCCGTATATCGCCACGTCTTCGCCGATTTCGCCGAGCTGCTGGAGTATGTGCAGGTCGTCGTTGAAGAAATCCTCGTACTTCTGCCTGTTGACGTCCGAAGCTCCGTGAACTTCCAGCGCGGTCAGGAAGTAGCGCACGACACGCTGTATGACGGCGCGGAAAGGAGGCATCGTCATGACAAGGTTCTCCGTCAGGTCGAATGCGTCCTTTATGGACGTCGGCATATAGTATGAGCTTATGTCGGCGTATGGGTCCGGGAATGCGGCTGCGTTTGCCGCATTTACCCCTCTTCCTTCTCCGACGGATGCTCCGGATATAGCGTCATAGTTCTGTGTCATGGTACTATTATAGCACACAAAGAGGCTGAATGTTAAGCAAGAAGCTTGACATCGGCGATATTTTTGACCTTATGCCAGGCCGAAATGCTCTCTGTCGGACTTTTCGTCCTCCATGCTGGACTTCTTGACCAGGTCTTCAGGCTTGTTGTCTACCGAAGCTTCCTTCCTGACCTGGTCTCCGCCGAAGCACGCCGAGGCGGCGCTTACCATCTCGTCGATGCCGGGGGATTCCGCCGATGTACGCATTGAGGTTACAAAATTTCTCTTTTCCATGTCATTCCTCCTCGTTTTGTTCATTTTGCTCGTCTTGTTCGTCTTGCGTGTCCTGGACTACAACCAGAAACCCATCCGAATCGACCTCCACCACGGCCTTCACGTCGCCCTCTACGCCAAACTTGACCTTCTGGACCACTGCCGCAGGAGTAACTACCGTCGCAGCCGCTACCTTCGTGGCGGTGACGGTGTCATAGGTAGGGCTGTCGTTGTCCTTGTGGAAGACGCCGTTGATTGCGGCTACCAGCTCAGCACCCAGCGTAAGCAGACTGTACGCATTGATGCCCTCGTCGTTGGGAACATCCCTGTGGGTGTCTGCGTGGAGTCCCGTTGCGTCGCCCGTGAACACCGGGATCCTGACCTGCCTGTCATGCAGGCGGTCCAGGGCGTCCGTGACGGTGCCTCCGGCGACTTTGGAACTGTCGTTCGCGATTCGCTTCCCAGCCGCAAGGTTCCTTACCGTGATATTCGATCCTGTCGTAGAAGTCACCGTTACGGACGGGTCTACGAAGACATCGACATGTCCATCCTCGTCCGTCGCCTGGATCTGGGCGACAGAGCAGTTCCCGAACATGGCGACGGTACAGGATGTATTGTTCGCAAACCGCAGGACAGTGGCCACTGATATATTGTAAAACTCAAATACGGTCCCGTTGGCATAGCCGTCGAACGTGAGGTTGGCGAATACCGAGGATCCTAGGCTGAAAATCCTGACTTTTGGCTTCTCGCTTGTGTTGTTGATCGTCAGTGTGACGTCTCCGAAGTTTCCTCCGGTAAGAAGGAAGTTCTGGTATCTGCGCGAATCCGAGGCAGCCTGCTGAAGCGTCTTGAACGGTGCGGCTATCGAGCCGGTAGCCCTGTCGCTGGGTACCGTGGAGCCAAGGTCGACGAATGCGACGTCCGGCAGCGGCGGGATCTGCACAAGGCTCTCGATCGTCCCTTCCGGTATGACGCTGACGTCGATTTTTCCGTTCTGGTCGAGAACGGGAACGTATCCGCCCTTGCCTTCCCCTCCAGTTACCGAAGCTCCGCGCACCTTAAGCGAAGCAAGTATGTTGGCCGCAGTCGGGCTGTATGAGTTCATAGCCATTACCAGGTCCTCCAATTACATTTTATGCCTACTTTTATGCCATGTTTGGCGCAAAATCCGCTCGTAAGCTCTATCGCGGTCTTTTCATCGTCGTAATAGTACTTTTTAGCCCCTCCATCCACTTTCATCGTGTAAATTCGGGTTATTTTGCCGGAATCGTCCAAAAATACGATGTCAAGCGGTATTTTGCAGCCTTTCATCCAAAATGCGCCGCCTTCAAGGTCCTTGAACAGCATTCCGCAGCCAAAAGGCAGTTTTTTACGTCCCATAAGGCCTTTTTCACGCAGATATGGGGTGTCTGCCACTTCAAGAAGGGCGCAAGCCCCTTTTTTGCCTCCAAACGAGGCAAAACCGCGGTATCTAGAGCCTGTCTCGTGCCTGGCAAACAGACTCTTGGCCCTTCCGATCGAAACGGGGGTCACGTCTACGCGCTTTGTCATGTTTGCTATGGAGATCATGGCTCATTACTGGGAGTTTCTTGAGTTCCGCTGGATTCGCCGAGCGCCAGCAGAAGTCCGTCGCTCATTATGTGGTCGTCGACCTTTTCAAGCCCAGGAAGCCCGTTGAACTGCCGCAGCAGTATCCCGAGGTTCTTGGTCAGCATGTCGGAGATGTTCTTCTTGTTCTCCTCCGAGGCCGTTGGCTCGAGCATTATCTGGGCTACTGTATGCCTGACGTCCTTCGACGATGGATTTTTGCCAAAAACGGGGGCGAAAATAGGTGGAAAATCGTCCTCTGAGAAGCCGTCGGCCTTCAAGGCCTCCTTGACATAGCGCTTTATCGTCGGGTTGAACGGAAGCATGTCCCTGTTCAGCGCCACGGTGGCTATCGCATAGGCTATCTCCTCGGACTCAAGAGGGGTGAACACCTCGAAGAACGGATCGCCCTCCGAAAGGGTATTGCAGACGTTTATGAACGTGTCTATGCGCTCGAAGAAGTCCGACGAGGACATTACGAGCTGCATGGCGCAGATCTTGTTCATCACCTCGTCTGCCGGAGCAACCCTGAAATCGTCCTGGATCTCCAGGCGAATGGTCATCGGATCCCAGTCCAGCGCCTGCTCCCCGTACTTGGACAGCAGCATGGCCGTCAGAACCGTCGCGTCCGCGTCCGGGTTCTGCCACATCTCGGCCCAGGGGCCTACTAGACTGTACTGTGTTTCAAATGTAGCCATCTGCAAAACCTCTATGCAACACCTGTAAATACCGGAACGCGGGAGTTGATTCCGGGAATCGCCCGCAGGAAGTCTTCGACCGATGCGTTCTGAAAGATATTGCTCTCGTTCATGTACCTCTGTACGTCTCCTAGAAGGGGTTTGATGGTCGGCGCCCTTCTTAATCCGCTCAGGCCTCTTGTCACGGCCTGGTCCATCTGGGCCTGCGTCAGAACAGGCTGCATGTACTTGGGCGTTGACAGTCCTTGTCTTAGTACTCTGTTGGCGGCTCTGCCGACAGTGCCGCTGACGAACCTTTCGGCCGCGGAGACCACCGGATCCACCGTCGCAAGCCTGGCAAGCGGATTTTCGCCTGTAATGACTTTGAAGAACTTCGCTACCTGGCTGGGCATGACCCTCATGGCCAGCTTGACCAGCATTCTAGGGTTAATGCCGCAGATCTCCGCCGCCTTGCAGAAACCCGCCATATATGCTCTAGCTGAAGCCTTCTTAGTCATGTCTTGTCCTTTACTGTGAAATCTGACCTGACGGATCCTTCTGTACGCGGATCGTGGCAAGCGTCGGGTCGAACCCGGCGGACTCGTAGTACTTCTCCCGCAGACGCTGCAGTCCATAGCCCGTGAGGCCGCCAAGAAGAGATCCCGCCGCGAGTCCTGTAAGCGCAGGCTTGCTTGTAAACGGGTTTCCGACCTTTCCGAAGAGCCGTGACGTCATGGGTTCGTCGTTTAAACCCTTGAACACTCCGGCTGTATGGCCCGCAAAGCCTCCGGCAAGCACACCGAGAATGGTTTGCTTGATGCGCTGTATCCTCTTGCGGTACGCCAGGTTTGCTTTGCGCTCTTCTGAAAGCGCGTATGCCTCTTGCAGTGTCATGGCAGGCCCTCCTTCTTGTCAGTCCTCGTTGTCTTCGTCTTCCTTGCCGCTGTCGCTGTCGCGATCTTCGTCTTCCTCGTAGTCACAGCCTGCGTTGTCGGTGAAGTCGTGGATTGAATTCAGGAGGCTCTTCTGGTCACGAGGGGCCATCTTGACGATGGTGATCGAGATCTTCTTCGGGCTCATGCTGCCGCCGTCGAACAGGCCGTCGACCAGCTCGGGCGGAAGCACGCTCTCGAAGATCCTGCGCGGAAGGCCCGAAAGCGCCTTCGCTGACATGAGCTCTCCGCCAAGCGGAACGGTGTCCTCCTGGAACTCCTTGGCCTTCTTGTCGTCGATGTCGAAGATGAAGTCCGCCGGGGGAAGGAACCTGTGGCCGTACTCCTCGTCGATGCCGCTGAGCTCGTCGGAGCCGGATACCATCTCGCGAAGGGGCTCAAGCTGGCTCATGAGGTCCTCCGGGTCCGCCTCGCAGATGATCTTGATCGTCCTGCGCATGTCTCCGGCCATCTTGTGGAGCCCGCGGCGCTCAAGCTCCGCTTCGCGCGTGAGAAGGTTCTCGGCAAGGAAATCCCTGCGCGGGAATCCGGCTCCGGCCTCCTTGCGGACGGTCTCGTTCGGTACGATGCCGTACTCGGCTGCCTTGCGCATGATGTTCTTGGCGATGTTTGCCCTGCGCCTCCAGTCGTACGCATATGCGTTCTCGTCGAAGTAGTCGCACGCCATCTTGACCTGGAACTCGTCGAACATTGGGAACGATTCGGTCTCGGGCTCGCCGTAGCAGAGGGCGGCGGCCTCGGCCTCTTTCTCAGCCTGTGCCTTTACGGCCGCCATCTCGGCGTCCGCGACCTTGCCCATCACGTCGCACACGTCCTTCGAGATGCCGTAGAGCTCCGCGGCCTTCATGATCCGCTTGGCGATCCTGCGGTATTCCGAACTGCCGTAGTGGTCCGACGCCGTCTTGGCGAAGTAGGCGCCGGATAGCCACGTATTGGCCCTGTCCGTGAGCGGAAACCTGCGGTTCACGTCGTCCGCGAAGAGCGTGCTGACGGTTTCGTCGGCAGCCTCCTTGGTGAGCGGAGCGCCAGCCTCCACGTAGTCCGGAAGCTTGAAGTCCATGGCCTGCGCTATCTTGTACAGAACCATGTGGGAATTGTCGTTTAGAACGTCCTGTGCTTTCTTTGTCATGGGTTTAACCTCTTTAGTATTACTATAGTAGCATTTTTAGTGCATGCCTGTCAGTAGAATTTCCTGATTTTGTCCTTGTGGCTCAGCCTCCTGTGGCTGACGGAGAACTTCTGCGCATATCTTGGAAACTCCGGATACATGCACACCTGCCCCCTGCGAAAACCGCAACGAACCCTGCGTCCGAGGGATTCGGACTGGAAGAACAGCAGCGGACTCCTGGAGACGCGTATCATCCGGACTTTGCCTTTTCGTTAGCCCTCCGACACGTCTCCGCCGTCCTGTTCCGCCTTCTGCTTCTTGTTCTTCTTCGAACCGGCGGCTGCAGGGGCGGTGGCCGCTTCAAGGCTGGCAGTGAGCTCGTTGACCTGCGCCTTGAGCGACGCAATCGTGTTGTATGCCATGAGAAGCTCGTTTTTGGCAGACGTCGCGGCCGCTTCGGCCTCCGCCTTGTCTCCAAGGAGCTTCTCCTTTACCTCCGTGATTCTCATGAGCTTCTGACGAAGGATGGCATTGTCCCTGAGGATGCGGTCTGACGCCGCGTTCTGGGCTGGCGCCTTCTTCTGGGCTGCGCTGGCTCCTGCTACGTTCATTACAACTTCCATTTTTCTTCTCCTTTGCTTGGACTAGTATGTGAACCGGTCCGATTTGTTCTTTGACCCTGGCTGACCCCAGGTGCCGAACTCCACTCCTTTCGCAAGGCTTGGATTAGGCTCTGTGGTGTGCAGGTGCGAAACAGACCCCCTCTGGGCGTCCTCGACCAGGCGGTCCTTGAGGTACGTCGTGCCGAGCCTCGCCACCCAGTCGTCCCTTGTCGCGTTGGAATCTTCAACGCGCTGCATGAACGGGGTGACGGCCGGGCGGTTGGGGTTTGCGAAGATGGACTTCTGCCCGAACTTCGAAAGCGTCTTTATCACCGACGGGGTTATTCTCGTGCCGATGGTGTAGTGAAGAACCGGCTGCTCGAGGAACATGCCCTTTGCGGCATCCGGCTTGAGCACCTTGGTGTCGGGCCTTGGCTTGAAGCTGAACGCCCACTTGTTGTACGTGGTAATGTCGCCGGGGAGGCCCGCCGCATCCTCTTCCTCCAGCTCGACGTTGTTGATAAGCGTCTTGGCGAGGACCTCGGCATTCCTGCGGTTGCCCTTCATTCCGGAGTCCCTGATGCCCTGCGTGAACCTCTGCGCCCAGTAGCGCCTGGCCTCTCCTATGCCCTTGTACTTGACGAGCTCCGCCGGATTGATGACCCCGTCCGACAGCTGATCGCCGGCCTCGAGCTTGTCTCCCGGCTTGACGAGGACGTCGTAGCCTGTGGGGACGTAGTGCTCCTTGGGACCGGAGCCGTCGTCGATCATGACGTACTTTCCGCCCTGGGGGGCGTCCTTGATCTCGGTGACCTCTCCGTCTATGTCTGCAAGCGTCGCCTTGTCCGGATAGGACTTGGGCACCTTGGCCATAGACGTGAACATGCCAAAGCCCTGGTACTGGCCGCCGCCAGACGCAAGACGTCCCGTGTGCTTCGTATTTAGCGCCCCCTGGGTAATGCGCTCGGCAAAGGCCGAGGCCGCATTTGTGCCCAGATTGTAGCCAATTGGAGGAAAACCGCCAGTTTCGCGTATCCCGGCGCACTTTGAGCAGACGCCGTTCTTGCACCCGCACGTCATCGGGGACCTGATTACGATTTCGTCTAGCTTCTTGTCCTTGCGAAGGTCAGCAAGGACGGACTTGGTTATAACCGTCCCCGGCTTGTACTTTCCTGCCGCCTCGGCGAGGACCGCCCCGATGTTGTCATCGTCGGACAGGGGCATCGGCACTCCGTTCACGCCCCCGCAGTCATCTTCCACAACCACCTGATTGTTGGCGGACTGGCTTAGGAGCTTGCCGAACGCACCGCCTTTTGCGGTGGCGATCTTGCCCTGTACGACGGAAGTCCTTGTACCATAGCTGCCCGCCCAGTATTCCGCAGGAGACAGCCCCTCGGCGTACGAATGCTGGATGAACATGGGGACCGTGTTGCCGTTGCTGTCCGGGAATGAGCCCGGGGTCGAGACAAACGAGGCCAGCTGCCCCTTGGTTCCCCTTGCCTTCGAAGCCACCTGGAGGGCCAGCTGGTTGCGCTTCTTCAGCTCTGAGTCGAAAACCTGCTTCTCGATCGACGCCTGTACCTTGCCGTAGACCTCTCCGAGAGCCTTGGACTTCTCGGCGTCCGTCATGGACTTGTCGCTTTCGATTGCCTTCTCGGCGTCTGCAACGATCTTGAGGAACGGCCTCTTGTCGAAGCTGGTCTCGCAGTCGGAAAGACGAAGAGTGACGCCGTTGTCGAAAGCGGCGTCGTTCCCCACGTCCATCAGCTTCTTGGTTATCTCGCTGTAGAGCTCGGGCTTCTCCTTCGCTATGCGCTGAAGAAGCTCCTCCAACCCTCCCGAGTCAAGGACTCTCGTGTAGTCCCTGAACTCCGGAGGGAGGCAATCGTTAACGATAAGCTGTCCGACTGTAAGTGTCATTGTTTCACATAACTATGACGACGTGTGCGTTACTTACCCAGCCACGCCCGGGTAAGAAAATCATCGCTGCCTTCACTGATGCCTTTTCGTACCTTGGCCACAGCTTCTGAGTCTAGTATGCGCTTGAGACGAGCGTTGGCGGCATCCTGCCATGCCGCTGCGTTAGCCCTCGTCAGAGCATCGCTAATGCTTGGTGGAATATTTGTCGGGTAGTGCAACTTAATGATCCTGTCAGCAGTCCTCACGGCGCCTTGCCGCCATCCCATCCGGCTCTGCAGCGCCTGCAGTCGGTCCCACATCGACATCTGTCGTAGCATCCGTGGCGTAATATTCGTACGACCAGCACCAATAACAGTGCTGAGCAGGTGCTTGGGAAGAAAAGCAGTCGGAAGCGCCGCTGCCTTCATCAGCTTCTGTGGGTCTACCCCATAAGCCTCCGCAGCCTTGCAGAAACCTTCTATATATGCTTGTGTCATTGCCATTGTGCTACCTCCTTTTTAGTTACTTGCCAAGTTTGCTCTTTATCTTGTCCCAGAGGCTCTTCTTTTTCTTCTTTCCAAGTAGAGATCCGGCAAGTCCACCCGCCGCAGCGGCTCCAAGCGGGAGAGCCGCAAATAGCGACATTAGCCGAGCCTTTTGTCCGAGCGGCATTTTCTGCCCTACAAATGCTTCGAGCTCCTTTATTCGTTTTCTAGTCTCAAGCGCCCCTGGTGCAATAAAAGCTCCGCCTGCAAGACCGCCTGCCGCGGCTCCGAGGAGTGCATTTCTCTTGCGGTCCCCGTCATATACGTGCGACAGTCCACCTGCGGCAAGACCTGGAAGTAGGCCAATCAGACCGCCACTTCCGGCGCTATGAAGATAAGCAGAAAGAGGAATTCCCTGTGCGGCCTTTACAAGCTGCGCAGGATCGACCCCGTAAGCCTCCGCTGCCTTGCAGAAGCCCTCTATGTATGCCTGTGTCATTGCGTTACCCCCTTTTTAGCCGGCCATCTGGCCGAGTGCCTCGTAGATCGTCGCCTTGAGCTGGTCCTGCGAGATGCCCTGCGCCTCGGGAGCGGCGGCAGGCTGCTGTACGCCGGAGCCGTTCACGCCGACCTTCTTGGCGAGACCAAGCACCTTCTGGATGATCTCGAAGAGCTGGTCGAGCGAAATCGTGATCATGGGCGAACCAGGAGCTGCCTCAGGCGCGCCGGCAGGAGGAACCCCGCCCGCCATAGTCGGATCCATGGCCATCATGTTGGGGTCCATTCCAGGAGGAGGCATCCCTCCGGCTGCAGCCGGGTCCATCGGGGCGCCGCCCATCATCGAAGGATCCATCATCGCAGGATCCATCATGGTGGGGTCCATTCCAGGAGGAGGCATTCCGCCTGCAGCTGGGTCTCCTGGAGGCGGAGCAGCTTGCTCGCCGCCGGGCATCTGAATGAACGCTTCCTTCTTAAGCAGCGAATCCACTTCGCCGAAAGTCTTCCAGAAACTAGAATTACTCATGTTTTTTCTCCTCCTTGGTCTTTAGGAACGCGAATGCTTTTGTTATCGCGCCTCTAATTATAGCAAAAAGATTACTTACTGACAATACTACCAGTTGTCCAAAAGTCCTCGGGACCATGTTCTTGAAGGGAAATCCGTATCCGGTCTCGGGATCCCAGCCGGTCTCGCCCAGGTCGACGCACATCGACACCAAGTCCATCTTTATGTCGTCTGCAGCCGCTTTCAGTCCGCGCCTTCTTCTTTTCGCTATCAGCAAAGCCACCAGTCCGCTTATTACGGCGGCCGAAAACGACGTCCCTGAGCTTCTCTTTATGGAGCCGTCGACATCCAGTCCGCACAGGCCGGTACCCGGAGCGACTATGTTTACCTGGCCGACATTGGAGTATGGTTCCTTGGAAAATCCGTTGGACGCCCCTACGCCGATCACGCCCTGCAGTGAGGCCGGCCAGAACGCCTTTCCCCCTGTATTGCCCGCGGACGCCACTACCACTATGCCCTTGAGAAGCGCCTTCTCGCATGCCGTCTGCAGCCTCTTGTTGCACTCCGTGTCGCCGGAGAACCCCAGGGACAGGTTTATGACGTCTACGTCCCAGATGTTCGTGGCGTACTCTATGGCCTCAGCCACGGTCTCTGGCTTGGCCGCCTTGCCGTCGAATACCTTGCAGAAGCACGACGTCGCCTTGGGGCATACGCCTCTCAGGCCATCGCCGCTGCCGAACAGTATGGACCCTATGAACGTTGCATGACCGCTGTCCGCGGGCCCTTCGAAGGTGAAATTCTCCGCAAGCGAGACCGGAACCCCGGACACTTCCGGGATCCCTGTGTCTATTACTGCGACCTTGACTCCGTTTCCATCGTCGGCTTCAGAGGCCAGGTCGAGTACGCCAAGCTTCCTCTGGTAGTCGAGCATGAGGTCTACAGCTCCTTGAGGTACGCCGCGTGCGTCGTGGGGTTGACTGCGTGCATCAACATCCTCTTGACGCCGAAGTAGTCCTTGAACGCCTGGGCCGAAGACGGGTCAAGCGAAGACGCAATGGCGGCGAAGTCCCTTTCCAGGTTCACCTGTATCCTGCGCCTCTGGCACGACGTGCAGCCCTTCTTGGGGTTCACGTTGGCATGCATGGCCTCCATCTTGGCCTTGATCGGCAGGAACTGCGGGAGCTTCTTGTAGAAGTTCTCGTCGCCTACCGCCTTGTTGAAGTGGGCCCCTCCAAACAGGACTGGTCTTGTCTCGTTATCCATAGTCTTCTACATCCTCCTTGTCTGCTTCTCCGTTAAGTACCTTGTACGTCAGCGAAAGGGTCCTCAGGTCGTCGTCCATCTTCTTGCGGGCGAGCTCGAGGTCCTCCACGTTCCTGAACCACAGCTCGACCTCCCTGCGCCTGAAGTACGGCATGTTGTTCTTGAAGTCAGGGGCGTCCTCTGGTATCTCCTCGATGTCGAGGGGCGAGGCTATCTGTATGAACCTGTCCACGGCGTCCCCTTCGTTGTTCTCCGGGGTCCTCTGGAATACGAACAGGTGGTCGGAAATGCCGGTGGCCTCGGTCACCTCGGCCTTGAGGAAGTACGAGTATATCACCGGATGCCTGTCCGGGACCGTTGTCGAAAACTTTACCTTGAACTTCGGTTCTGACGCTGGATCTGCCATATCTTACCTCTCTACTCGTGTTCTGCGATGCTTTTCAATATATCATAAAAAGTATCGGCTGAGAATATGCTATTCTGGGATTTCCAGCTTGAAAGGGCGGCCATGCACCTGGACCTCTCGTTCCGGTACTTCGGGTCGCTGAGGTGGCGCATGGCAACGAACACCTCGCCCCTGGCCATTATGACGCTCATCTGGTCGGGCATCCCGTCGTTGGAGTTCAGGTATGCGGCTGCCGCGGACAGGTGGTCAATGGCGCAGTCTACGCACGCCATGTCCTGCCTGGACGGCATTCCCGGGGGAAGCACATGGTGTGCTGGAGCGATGCCGTGTACATGAGCAGGAGAAGTCGTCTCCGCAGGAACGACTGCAGTCACGGATGTACCTTTGTCATTCGCCTTTGCCGCGTCCGCGGCGGCCTTCGCCTCCGCCGCCTTGCGGCGCCTCTCCTCGCATTTGCTGCACTTATGCACCACTGTCGGAGCCTTCGCGGCGTCTTCAGGCGCCTTCGCCACCACCGGAACATACAGCTTTCCGTTGTCGGTGGTCGAGTTCCAGCGTTCCTCCAGGTTTTTCTTTGCCTCTTCCTTGGCGTTTTCGTCCTTAATCTGCTCTATCATGTCTATCTCCTTCTTAAGCCCGTTCCAGGCCATGTTGTCGTTACGAACCAGCTCCGCTATCCTGGCATATGCAAGCGGCTTCGGCAGTGACTTGTCGAGCGGCTCCGGAAGGATGTCGCCCGGTTTCCTGGGCGCCGCCTTCGCCGCATGGCCCTTCTCGAACCTGCACGGACTGCTGAGCTCAGCCGTAAGGTATTTCATCGCAGCCGCGTAGGATCCGTCGGTGTACGCGACATGAGTCTCCTTGACGGGCCACTTCTGGCCTGCGGATATGAATATGTGGTCGTAGTTGTACTTGCCTCCGGCGTCTATGTAGTTGAAGTACCCGGACGCTATGATGGTGTCGTCCCTGTGCTCGTAGTCGCACCATTTTGCGTACTCTATGAACTTGTCCCTGTCTATCTGCATCCAGATGTGCGGTTGGTAGTAGTACACCGTGTCGGGATCAAGGCCTTCCGCGATACGGCGCTTCCTGTCCCTTTCCAGGGTCTTGTGGAGCCTGGTGTGCCATACCCGCTTTCTGTTCTCGTACCAGTCGTCGGTAGGCTTGTACTGCCTTAGCCACCTGGGGGCGAAATCGTCCCACGTGCAGACCCTTGTCTGGAACTGGTCGTCTGAGCAGAACAGTATGCGCTCGGATATGCCGGGCTGCTCGCATGCGTGCCTCAGCTTGTCTATGATGTTGGCGTCCTTTGCGTGGCTGAACCTGTCCGGCCACTTCAGGTGCCTGACTTCGGACGTGTCGACCCACGACGGACATTCGCCGCATATGTACACGTCGCGTACGAACGGACAGTTCCTGTCCAGGTTCCTGAGGGCGTACCTGAGCTCCTCGTTTCCGTTCTTCGACCCCGTTCCTATGACGAACACTGCGTCAACGGCGGGTACGGCCTTCTTACTGGTTTCAACGGGTGCCTTTTTCATTTCATTGCCTACGTTTGGCTGTGAATATCTGTTTTACTTTTAACATGTTATCATATTTTCAATTTGAATGCAATAGCTGTCTGCTAGTATTCACCGCAGATCACCAGCGCGCCGTTTTCTATCAGCAGCGCGCCGTCGTCTATGACCAGCCCGGGCCCGTCGCAGTAGCAACAGCTTATGCAGGAGCTTGAGCCCCCGCTTTGGGACCCCGGGCCGCTAGACTGTGTCGCGGAGCTCGCATGGCTCGACATATACGATGAACCGTGCGAGCCGGACTGCCCGGAGCTCCTCGAGCTTCCCCTTGAGCTGCCTGCGCTAGACTGGCCCGATCGCCCGGAGCCGCCAGAGCCGCCTGAACTCTGCCGTGCGGAGCTGTGGGTTCCGGAACTTGGCTCGCCGTATGGGCTGTCCGATCCGCAGTCTACTACAAGTGTCACCCGCGTAATGCAGTTTCCGAACTTCTGCACACTCCAGGTTCCATGGTCGCATGTGATGTCTATGCCGCACTGTCCGCCGGCCGCGGCCGCCCTGCTGGTTGTCATCGTGCGCTTCACGCTACGCAAGACAGACCGGGTGCTGGTGTACCTGCCGACGTCTTCGACATACAGGACGCCATTACCGGACATGTCGGGCGACCCCTCTATGCTGGAGGAGAGGCAGCTGGACGAACTAGAGGAGCTAGACGAACTTGACGAGCTGGACGAACTGGATGAGCTAAACGAGTCGTAGTAGTCCGACTCGTCGTCGGAGTCAATGGATGAAGAACTAGAAGAGCGGCCCGACGACGGGCTAGACGAGCTAGAAGAACTAGAGGAACTAGAAGAACTAGAAGAGCTGCCTAGCGACGAGCTAGAAGAGCTACCCGACGATGAACTAGAAGAGCTGCCTGACGATGAGCTAGAAGAGCTAGAAGAACCAGAATAGTTGTCCAGCGACGGATTAGACGAGCTAGAAGAGCTGCTCGACGATGAGCTAGACGAGCTAGAAGAGCTGCTCGACGATGAACTAGACGAGCTAGAAGAGCTAGAGGAACCAGAAGAGCTGCCCAGAGACGGGCTTGGTGCAGAGGACGATCCGGACGAGCTGCTTCCAGATCCAGAGGACTTGCTTCCAGAAGACCACGACTCTGAAGACTCCGAGCCAGATGATCCTCCGCTGTCACCGCCCGGAACAGGCGGTCCTGGTGGAGTAGGGCCTGTGGAGTCTGAACCAGGGCCGGGCGTAGGACCAGGACCTGGACCAGGGCCTGGCGGATCCGGCGGTATCGGCGGTATCGGCGGTCCAGGAGGGCCGGGAGGACCTGGCTTGGTGCAGTCCAGAAGATATCTTACGCTGTATACGCCCTTTCCGTTAGTCGGATCGCAGACGTGGAACTTCTTTGTGATCCCCGTTGCGCATTCCGCCGTGACAAGTACGCAGTGGCATCCGCTGTCGCTGGAAGAACTCCTGGAGCTCGAATGGCTGGAGCTTGAGTGGCTGGAGCTCTTGGAACTAGAATGCCCCGGACTCTTGGAACTTGAATGGCCGGAGCTCCTGGCAGCGGACGAGCTTGTGGGAGCAGGTCCAGAACTGCTGTGTGGGCCTGGCTCAGGTCCTGGTGTGTATGACGACGGATTTGAGCTTGCTGCAGGCGAAGACGATGCATGGCACGGCGTGTAGTCTATCGTATACTCCAGATCCGGGCAGCAGTCATGGGACGAATCGCATTCGCAGCATGGCCTGACACCTTCAAGTATGATAGGGTAGCAGTTATGGCCTTCTTGACGATCTTCTGGCACGTATATGTCTGGAATAACCGAAAACCCGGGGCCTAGCTGGTACGTCTCACTATAACCACCCCGTGGATCCCATACATATAACCAGGCGTATACGTAACAATCTGGAACATAGCACGTTACGCTGTATGTTCCGCACTTGCAGAGCCTATCTTCTATATCGACGTAGTCGTACGGAGTCAGCCCGTCGTAGTTATCATACTCTATACCAAGCAGCTCTATGCTCGGACTGCTAGACGGACTGAAGATCTCGCACCCAGGCAATACCCTGGTAACGGTTATTAAAATATTCCCTTCACGCGGAACATTGTCGAAGTACCCCGCGTCGCAGGGCCCGACCCAAAACTCGTACTCAGACTGCGGCGACACTGTCTCGTCGAATATAGTGCCCAATCCCGGTATATATGCGTAAACCTGGTAATAGAAGTCCTCGCTTGTGTATCTTTTTTGCGAGCCACGACATTCCATGATCGAGTTAAGCTCGTCTATAGTATCTGCCGACGGGTATTCAAGTCCGCTTAACTTGATCTTTAGATGAGGGCATGAGGTGCAGCAGAACTTATAGCTGAAAGTCTCCTCGTATGTCTCTGAATAATCCTCTTCATAGGGATCGCAGGGACAGCAGGTATGCTCGTCGTAGGTCAGGCTGTACTCTATGTCGCCGCAGTCACCGCGAGCGCACCAGTTGTACCCGATTACCTGTAGATGGTATGTTGTGTCTTTCGGGACCTCTATGTCTAGCGTCGTTCCCTCTACACCGCATGCAACATCTATAGGGCTCCAGTTACTGTCGTATACGACTATGCACGGATAGCTGCAGTGGTCTCCACGAGTGTAGCACTCGGGCACGTCTGTGAGTTTGACGTGGTAAATGCGGCAGCCTTCAAGAGTCTCTTCCCAGGTCTTCTCCTCGCATGTGCAGCACGTGTCCTCTTCATAGTAGATGCCGTATTCAATATCCTCGTCGCAAACAGGAGAATCGTAGCAATCCTCGCAGGGCAAGTAACCCTCTATCACCGCCATGTACGTGACGTTTTTAGGAACGGCTACCTCTACTTCGGATGAGAGACCACATGAACGGGTTATCTCATTGCCTGCCTCGTCATACACTATGATGCACGGAGGGCCAAATCCGCCAGCAAGGTAGCAGTCCGGAACGTCCCGAAGCCAGATATAATAAGTGCGACAGCCCTCTAGAGTCTCATACCACCTCCTTACAGTAGGGCAATTGTGACTATCTGTCAGCGATATGGTAGGCTCATTATACGTTCTGCCGCATGCCGGTACCTTTCTGGTACATGTCACAGTATATGTGCCTGTCCCCTGCGCACACGCACCTACCCAGAATTCGTGGCTGCTGGTGCTGTAAGGTATCGTCCCGCTGTATACTGAAGTTCCACTGGGACCTATTACTGTCACGTCGACGTCAAATATGTGGGGATCGCTATAGTCCGCAAGATCGGCGCTGTCTATGGTATCTACGTCCACGCGGAACGCGTGAGTGTCTTCGCTGCCATCGCAGCAGCAGCACTCCAGCTCGAAGGTCTCCTCGGTCTCCTGGTCTTCAGTAAGCCGACCCAGGTCCTTAATGGAATATCTAACATCAGGGCAATTGTTTTGACTGCACTCCTCATAAACCTGCAAGGAGCCAGTTATTCTAATATGGCCCGTCCCCTCATTGGGTAGCTCTACAGTAGCAGAGCCTCCCGCAGCCATATTTTCGAGGAACACTGTGCTGTAGTGTATTTCTCCTTCGGGTGTCCGTACTGCCTGTGCTATATAAACTTGAAGATAGTTCTCAAAGCGTTCAGGTATGCTTATTATGCTTATTTCATACTTATGACAGGCCTTTAAGTCCTCTGACGCGAACTCCCTGGTTGGATTCTTAATCGGATAGGGATATGGATCGAATTCTGCATGCGGACTGGTGCACGACCCGCAAACCCCCGCAGGTACTCTGGCCATACTGTCTATTGTATAGGTACCCTCCCCGTAACGTGCCGTGTCTATTCTTCCCCATATGCTCGCTGTGTCTAGGTAATTTACGGTGTCACTGAAAATTATAGCGCCATTCGGTCCCATGACATATACGGACATCAGGAACTGCGACCGGTCTAGGGTCTCGCCCTGCTCGCAACACTGCTGGAGCTCGTCAAAGTCAAAAGGCCGCAGGTTTTGCTGTCTTAGCGGCCTGCGTACAGTAAAGGAATAGTTGGTTGTTCTACAGTCGCAATAGCATTTAAGTTCGTATGTTCTAATCGACCTTTTTATAGTAAAGCCTGCCTGGCACGGATTGCAGGCGCATCCGTCTCGCTTGGCGTCCTCCGCTCCAGCTGCAGGAGCGGCGGCCTCTTCGTCTTTCTTGATCGGCTCCTGGTAGTCTTTCATCAGGATGCCCCCTTACGATCCGTGAGTGTGCCTTACGCCGCGAGCTGCGGGCTCCGGATCCGTACCCTCGTCTCCGCAGCACTTGTTGATGTGCGGCGTGGTCGGTATGATGAGCGTCTCGAACTCATCACCATCGGCCGCGAATCCGACAAAGCACCCTTTCACGAACTTCATTACCTTGGACCAGTACACGAGTCCGTCTGTAGTATGCTCCACTCTTGTCACAAACGGAACAGAAGCGGTCACGCCGCCAGGACAGCAGCCGCCAGAGTCCTCGCCGCCGCCGGATTCCTGTCCGGGTGAATGCGCGGGAGATCCTGGAGAGCCGGCCGGAGACGCCGGGCTTCCGCTGCCGCTTGGTCCGCTCGACAGTCCGCTGCTTCCAGACTCCGACTCGTCGCTGTCCCCGCCTCTGCCGTCTATGGAGACCACCCACACGGCGTTCTTCCCCTTGCCGAACTTGTCGACCATGACCGGATACACGCCAAGGATGGTTGGTTCTGGGTATGGCACTACAAGGTCGAGCGTTGGCTTTATGGAGAACGTGCAGCAGTCTTTCCTGACGAACTCCGTGCCTATCGTGCCGCCGGGCTTGTCCTTTTCGTCGTTCAGGTCCTGGAACCTGACGTTTATGTTCCTATTGTTGCTGCTTTCCACGTCAAACGGCATGCACGGCACGTACAGGTCCAGCGAGGGGACCACGGTCTTCGTGCATCCGGACGACTCCGTCTCGAACTTGAGGCTGTTCTTCCTGTTCAGCGCGGGGACGCAGGCGAAGTCCACTACGTTTACGTTGACGGCGGCAGATTCCTCGAACTGGTATTCCGTGGGCATCGGTATCCTGAGGTCCAGGCTTGGCGTGAGCTTTATCCTAGTGCAGTCGCTGCCTCCGCTGTCTACCTCGCCCGTTATCTTCAGTGTGCCGCCTACTCCGTCCGTGGATTCCGCCGTGCAGACCTGCCTGACCGAGACGTTGTCGCTCGACCCGCTGTCCGTCTCCAGTGTGAACCTGGGGTACGGTATCCTGATGCGGCCCGAGATCTTGAAGTTCTTGTCGCAGGAACTGGACCCCGACTCGTCTATGGTTATGTCGGCTCCGCCCTCAGAGTCGCACGTGTACTCCACTCCTATGCTGGAGTCGACCTCTATGCTTATCGTCGGTGGCGGCGGAAGGTCGAGCTCCAGCATCGGGACCAGCGTGATGGTGTCGCAGTCCATGCTGGCGTTGATGGATATCTTGCCCCTTGGCTCTACGCCGCATATCTGGTTTATGATGACGTTGTCGCTGCTGCTTTCGCTGCCACTTCCGTCTCCTCCGGACGACGGGCCGAACTTGAATTCCGGGTACGGTATCTTGATCTTTGCGGAGATCGTGAAGTTTCTCTCGTTCGAGCCCGATCCGGAGCTTTCCGTGACGATTATCTCGGCTTTGGGCTCCTCGCCGGTGTAGCAGTCGACGTATTCTATGTCTATGCTGCTGTCGCCCTCGATGTTTATCTCGGGAGGACGGCATATCGGAAACTTCAGGTTCAAGACCGGATCGACGACTATCTTGCACTCCTCGACGCGCAGGCCGAGATTGAAGGTGCCCTCGGGGGTCTCGTCGCACGGCACTTCCGTTATGTTGATGTCGACCGATCCGCTGCTGTAGTCGAGGTCGAACGGTATGCACGGAATGGTTATGTCAAGGTCTCCGGTGTACTTGCCCTCGCAGCAGTCGCCGTTCGCCTTGAAGTCGAAGTCTATCTTTACATTGTCAACGTCCTTCAGCTGGCCGCTTCCGTCCAGGTCGATGTTGATGCACGCGCACGGGGGAGGGGTGAACGGCACGACCGGGAAGTCGAACGTAGGCTGCACGAAGTCAGGCACGATGGGGTCTATGACTTCGCAGATCGGAAACTGCAGGAACTGCCTGGTGTCTACGTTTCCCCTACTGCAGGAGCTGTCCGTGACAAAAGGCGCCCTGTTGCATGCTATGTTCTGTTCTTCCTGTGCCATGCCGTATATTATACGATATGTTGTGCCTTAAATCAACAGTCTCAGGTCCTGGACGGCCTGTACAGCCTCAGAAGGCCCTTGTCGGCTATGACCTCTATGCAGGGAATCCTCTCGCCTGCCGCAAGCCCGACGTTCCCGTACGTGTCGACTACGTCCCTCGTCGCCTCGTACTGCCCTCCGTGCTTGACGACGACCCCGGGGCCGCCCGCTATCGCCACGTCCCCGCTGTCGACGGCGTTCTGCCCGCAGAAGAAGAACATCAGCTCCCCGCAGTCGGTCTTGTTCCTGAGCTCGTCGAGATACTCCGGGTCGTCCTCCCTGTAGTGGCAGGGGTCTTCGCCGTACCTTGTGCCGACCTTGACCACCACGCTTCCGTTCTGTATGACCGGCTGCGTCCTGTAGCCGTCTACGAGATGCACGACCCCGGTGGCCGTGCCGGCCTGCTCGTAGCCCTCTACGTAGGCGCTTCCGCCCGTCTTCAGGCCCATTACGCCCGACGCGGCAACCGAGACCACCTTTGACCTCAGCGCCTCGCCAGAAAAGGACCATTCGCCCTTTCCGGCGTGTTCGAGTATGTAGTCGTGGGACGAGAACACGAGCTTGATGTACAGAAGCTCCTCTGCGGAGCTTCCGACCACTTCCGCCCCCACCGTGACGATGTTGTCGTCCGACACCCCCTGCCCGGCCTCCAGGGTGCACGAGTACGGCACGCCGTCGTACGTAAACGAGACGACCGTCTCGCCGTCGCCGACCGATATGTGCGTAAACACGAGCCTTGCGTCCTCCTTGCCGTGGCGGGTGTCCATCACGAGACAGTCGAGGACCACGCAGTCCGGTATCCTCTCGCCTCCGCAGAGCAGCCTCTTGTCGTTGACGAGCGGATACGCCCTGAACCTGTTGTGGTTTAGCCAGTCTAGTATTTTCTCTGTCATGGTATTGCCGCCAGTCCGGGTACTTGAAGTACTACCCCTTTTGAAGTGATCCTGTTCACCAGGTCGCCGATGTCCGCCTCCCCGTCCTGCACCTCTACCTCCTCGTTCGGCACAAGCATTCCGTCCTGCATGGTTATGGACAGGGGATTGTCGTAGCCGACCATGTTCGGCACCGCGAGATAGAACGCCCCGTCGGCCCCGTTGGGTATGTCCACGACTTCCGCCTGGTATACGTGCGGTATGTCCTCCGGACTAGGCGGCTCCGGGCACGGGACGTCGCCGCCGCACTCAGTACAGGTGTCCATGGCCTGGATCTCGTCCTCCCTGTGGGCGTCGGCGCATATGTCCTGCCTGTCGATGTTGTCCAGGTACACGGCTATCGTGTTGCCTGGGATGCTGGGATCACCGCCGTGCGGAAGCTTCATTATCCTGAACGGGGTCTTTCCGTCCACTATGCAGTAGACGTGCTTTATCGACTTGAGGATCTCGTAGTAGGGCCTCGGTATGACGTCAAACCGCAGTTTCGTCCCCGTCTCGTCGGTGGACACCCTGACCTGGTCGTCGGGGGCGTTCGCGAACACTATGTCCCCGTCGGCGGCTCCGGTATCCCCTACGTTGACGCTGGTCACGCCGTCGTTGATCACTGGGAACACGCAGGACGACGCAAACCTGGAGTTCTCGCTCCGGAACACCCTGTCCTCGTTTACGCTGACGAGTCCGGACATGGCTTCCTCGGAGGAGGCGACCACCGTGCCGACATGCCTGTGCAGGTCCGACGTGTCGTAGAATTCCAGGGACGTCCCGCCTTCCGCCGACGCCGTCATGACCACGCCCCTGTCGTCGGATATGCTAACCGTTCCGTCGGCTCCTATCCTCGAGAGGTACAGGTCCCCGGACGGATTCACGGGGTACAGCGCCGCGTCTACGAGCACCCCAACGCCGATCTCGACGCCTTTCCTGTCCTTTACCGTGCATCCGGACGCAAACGGGTATGTCCGCAGCTCGTTTTCGTTCTCAAACTCTGTAAACAGCTTGTTCATGCCATCTCCTTCAGTGGAACCATATCGCTATCCTGTCCTTGTCGTCAGGAAGAACCCCGTTTATGCTCTGCACGGGCGTGGCGCCGCACGGATCGGAGTGCACGACCCTGTCGCACGCTGGAAGGAGCACGTCGTTGGAACCCTGCCGCAGCACAAGGTGGACGCCGTCTTCGTCCCTGGAGACGTCCACGTGGGCGGAAAACTTCACCTTCACGTCGCCGGACACGCTCTCTCCGGTCCTGTCGTCCACTATCTTCCTGAGCTTCGCCGGGGTGTACTTGGCCACAGCCGATTCCGCCAGCGGTATGCGCTTCCTGGAGAACCTGTAGACCGTGGGCACGCTCGGGAATTCCACCTGCCCGAACGTGACCACCCCTCCCACGTCCTCGCTTCCGGTGAGCTTCTCCATGGCGTACGGCACATACGGCTCGAACACGTCGGCCTTCACCGTCCTGGACAGCGCGGCCACTACCTTGCCCGCCGACTCCACCTTTATGCATACCGACAGCATCCTTCCGGACAGGTAGACGCTGGCAAGGCTTGCGTCCATGCCCTTCGGGACTACAAGGTGCATGTCGGCCACCACCCCGTCCGGAAGCACCTCCCCGGAGTCGGACACAAGCGTGGCGTTGTCGGCAAAGGGGTATGAACGTCCCTCGTTCGCGTTCTCGAACTGCATCACCGCCGGAGAACCTGATCTACCCGAGCTATCGTACACTTTCATAGCGAAACACCCTTCTCGGTGGCCAGGACGACCCTTCCGTCCTGCCTTACCGTGACCGAGGCCCTTGCCGCGAATCCCGTCTGCCTGTCCGTCTTGACCATGCTGTTCAGCCTTATGAAGCACGTCAGGGTCACTGACCTTCCGGGGGGAAGCGTCACCCGTGCCACCCCGCTGGGGGCAGGTACGATTACCGGCGTCTTGCTGGAGTCCATGTAGCTCAGCTGCGACTCGAAGACCTCGCCGTTCGAGATCACGCCGTCGAAGGACACGTCTACCATGACAAACGACTCGTTTCTTACCATCACGGAGAACCCGCACCTGTTCATCTTGCCGCTTACGTTCCTCGTACCCGTCAGGTCCGTGGCAGCTGCGTCCAGAGGTACCGCCGACACGGTGACGACTATGTCGTCCGGAGTCGCCGTCTTAAGCCTCTTGTTCCACTTCTTCACGTTCTCCGTATACGTATCCAGCACCTCGTCCAGGGTGCCCCTGGATTCCAGTATGGAGTCCTTGAGCGGCGCCAGCCTATTGTTTACGACGTCCTCGTACATTTCGCAGGTGCAGCACGCCTTGCACTTCACGTGCATCATGAGCTCAGAGCTCTTTGCGGAAAACAGCCGTGGCACCAGGTCGTAGCACGTGTCGTTGAACAGCCTCGTATGGCCGTCCTTGCTGAGCAGCCCTGGGGTCTTGTATACAAGCGTCTCGACGCACCTGCATGGAAGCCTGCCTAGTCCCGCCCCCGGCGAGGCGTTGAACGTGATGTCCCCGGTATTCTGCTCGCCGAGCAGGTCCAGGTTAGCGAGACCCGGGGAAAACGACATGTTGTATCCGGTCTTGAACGTGACGTGGCCGTCGAGCACGGCGTCGCATACGTCTACGCCGGCCTCCTCGAGCTCCATGACCTCGCGCCGCGTGTAGCGCCTGCCGGCTGCCTCGTTCATCCTCTCTCCGCCATAGACCCTCAGCGACGTGACCTCCATCGAGGAATAGTACCCCAGGCACCTCCTGCTGAACCTCACGACGTCTCCGGATATGTCGCCCACGGGCTTGTCCGACGCCTGCGCATCCGCATACTCCGATATTCCGGCGGAAGACATCACAAACGTGAACCAGCACCATTCGGTCTGGCCGTTTACTATCGGAAACCTGTCCGACCTGGACGAGGAGCACACCAGCGGAACGCCCTTGTCTTCGCCGCCGACGGTACCGTGCAGGGAGAACGACAGCACTCCGCCGTCCATTGATATGCCGCTTATGTACGGGTCTATGTCAGCTGACAGAGACTTGGGCTGTATGAACGCGTCGATGAAGCACCCGAACACGAGAAGCGCCCTGCTGTCCTCGGTCGACAGCACGGTGTCCTCGGCAAAAGGATACCTTATCTTCCGGTTGCCTGTGAGATACTCCTGGTCGGTTGCCATTACGCAAGGGTCTTTCTTGAGAGAAGGTAGTTGTTTACGAAAGTGGTTATCCTGTCGGCCAGCAGGGCCGCGTTGTTGCTGAGCGTCCGCACGGACGACTGGAGGTCGTTGACCGTCTGGTTGATGAACGCCACCTCGGCGCATCCGCAGCATGGCTTGGAGCACGTGTCGGAAATGGTTATCACCCCGTTGTTGGTCGTCACGCTCACGCAGTCGTCTCCGACTATCGTAACGTCCTCCGTGCGTATGCCGTTTATCGACTTGACGCGCCTCTCGTCGTTCTCCTCGCACTCGCACGAGTCCGTATAGCCCGAGTCCGGGTCGGCGCTGACTATCAGCGCGTTCGTGGCGATGTCGTACTTTATGTTGATGTTGTCGCCCGCCACGAGCCTGACGTCCCCCTGGAGCCCGCCGGTGGCGTAGCCCGACGCGTCCACCGCCGCTATGCTCCTGACGCCGCTTACGGAAGGTCGGATGCACGTCGGCTCGAGAAGGCTCTCGTCCATCGAGAACGAGTACTGGCCGTCCGGGGTCTCGTCGAAGAAACGCTCAATGTCGCCGAACCTTATGGCTCCCCTGGTGCCTGTGAACGACCCGACGCCGGCTATGTCCTTGTACTTGTCGCCGGCGACCGCACTCACCGTAAATGCATCCTCCCCGCCGGCATCCGCGAAGACCGCCGTTACCATCCCGCCGACGACGGACAGCCTCTTCATGTACACCGTCGGGTTGTAGTCGGCGCCGTGTACGCCGACGACTATGTCTACGATAAAGTAGTTAGGCACCCTCCATCCGCCGTCTATGATGTTTCCGGCGGAGTCGTTGGGACGCATTCCGCAGTCCTCCCTGAACGGGTAGTTCCTGAGGGAGTTCTGGTTGAGCCATTCTGTAGCTATGACGGTAGCGGCCATTTCTGCCCTCCTGCGCAATTATGCCTCTTCGAGCGTCCACTCCATAGAAAGGAACCCTATCGGCCCGGTGTACTCTCCTGTCTCGTACAGGCCACCGACGCCGGAAGGCGACGTCCTCGATATCCTGATCGCCACGAGGTACCCGGGCTTCAGGTGCACGCCAGGGAGCTCCTCGTTCGACGGGATCGGAAGGCTGGTAAACGGGACCTTTACGTCCGGCACGACTTCCGGACTGTCGTCCTTGTACTCCGTGGACGCGACGAAGGGGTCGTACGCGACGTAGGAGTACTCCCTGCCATCTATGTGCCCGAACGGAACCGTAAACACCCTCGGGTTCTCCGGGGCTATGAGCCCGGTCTTGAGGCTGCTGTGCGTGTCGCCCGTGTAGTCGGGAAGTATGTTGTACTCCATCTGGATTCCCGCGACGCGCTTTGCCGTGCTCTTGTAGCCCAGTGCGCCGAACATGGTCATCCTCACCTGGAGCTGGTAGTTCTTGTCCGGATCCAGGCTTGTGGGGACGCGCATCATGAGCGTGAACGCCGACGGGATGTTGGTGCCAGTGCCCCAGCCCAGGAGGCTTATGTACGGGAACAGCCCGAGCTTCTCCTGCTTGGCGTTCTCGAGGGCGACCTCGTTGAAGTGCTCGCGCAGAGTTCCGTTGTCGAGGCTGATGGTGACGGTGCCCTGACCCACGGGGCATCCGGCCTCCTGGGTGACCACTATGCCGGTACCGCCCTTGATCTTCTCCACGACCGGTCCGGTAAGCAGGTTTCCGCCCTTCGACCTCTTCGGGACGTTGAACCCCTTCACTCCGGCGTCCACCGTCTTGAGGTCCAGGTCTGCGTCGATCATGAGGTCCCCGGTATAGGCCGCCTCGTTCGTGCCGTACGTGTATACCTTTATGGGCGAATTGGGCGCCGGGACTATCGAGGTGACGGGACCCGAGGCGCACTGGAACCCCACTATGAAGTAGAAGGCTATGGTCTTGTCGTCCGCTGGGTCCACGGGATCGTCGTGGGACGTAATGCCGTATGGCCACGGGAGGTGCTCTATGTCGTCCTCCATCCAGTGTATCGTCTTCCTGCCGAGGCAGTATGTAGGATTGTCCGGGAACAGGGCGGCGTTCTCCATCTCGACGCCGTTGACGAACAGTCCTGCCGCCTGGGCCGGTACCGGAGGATAGTAGAAGTCCACGGACTGGTGGAGGCCCATGACGTAGTCGTACACCGCGTCAGGGGCGTAGTCGTAGGCGGTGGCCATAAGCACCGTACCCGGATGGCACGTGTAGTTGTGGCTCGTCGTCGCCTCAGGGGCGTACACCAGGACGTGGAAATCTCCGCCGAGCCATATTGGCGCATAGGTCGGAACGTCCGTGAACACCTGCCGGAGAAGCTCGTAGTCGGCCGTGTAGACGACCATGAGCGGGATCGTTCCGCCGACGACGTCGAAGCTTCCGCCGGTTGACGAGCCATCGGACGATTCGGCGTCGTCATATGACACCTCGACGACGGAGTCGTCGTGGGCAAGAAGCCTGGCCCTAGACGGCGGAATGCCCTTGTTGACCGCTGCCGCGAGGTTTACCAGAGATTCCGCTATCGTTCCGCCTTTTACGACCGGAACGTCGCCGGACAGCGAAGACTCGTCGTATCCGGCGTCTACGAACTCGTAGGTCACGCCGTCAACGGTGTATGCGGTAAGATCGTCCTCGCTGGGGAACGACACTTCGCGGACGCTCTGCGGGAACGCGCAGAACACAGTGTTGTCGCTGTCCGGCCATGCCCCGTAGAACACGGCGCGGATGTCCGGCGTTATGAGCTCGTCGTCCGGACTTGACTCGCCGGACCCGGAAGCGTCCGCCACCCTTTGCGCTATGGCCTCCACCGAATGGTTGACCCAGCCCTTTCCGGCCCACGGGAACGTCAGCCTCCACGAACGTTCGCCGAGCTCCAGGCTGCCTGCGGCAAATGCATGGCTGGAGTTGGCGTCCGGGAACATCACCTTTACCTTGAGCCCGTTGTCTAGGTCGATGAACACCCCTGGCGCCGGAACCACCCTCTCCTTGTAGCTGTCGTCTCCGTCCTTCTTCCACGACAGCGTCACTTCGCCCCAGGCGGAGCTTTCGCTGAGGAAGAAGTCGTACGTGACGTCAGGCGTGGATGTCCATGTTCCGCCGAATATGAGGGACGGGTAGTGCTTGTCCGCGCTGTGGTCCGACGGCAGGTAGCCTATCACGCTTGTGCCGTCGAGGTCGCCTGCCGGACGCGCGACGAGCGGATACGCCCTGTGGACGTGGCTCGTGCCGATGTCCATGAACTGCGGGTTGATGCAGGCGAACGCACCCGGGGCGTACTCGCCGGAAGTGGTGGCCGCCGAGTGGAACGATCCGATGTAGATAAGCGGACCGCTCGGGTTTGCCGTTATCCTTCCCGGCTCGTTTGCGGACAGGTAGTACCTTCCGGACCTGAACTTCTCGCCGTCCTGCAGCATTCCTGCGACTGTCAGCAGCGGGTCTTCGCCGATGTCCAGCTTTCCGTAGATGAGGACGTCGCCCTTCTTTTCGGTCTTGGCCACGAGGATTCCGATCGTGAACGCTGAGTCGTCCGCCGTGTAGTCGTCGTAGAGGTGCATCTTCGCCTGCGCCCTGCGGAAGCCGTGCTCGGCCTTGTACACGACCATGCCGACCTCCAGGCTGTCCAGGTCCTCTGTGTCCAGGTCGACGTCGCTGAGGATCAGCGCGGACTGTATCCCGTTCTCTATGATAGTGCCAAGGCGGCGCTTTAGATACTCAGTCCTCGACGCGAGCTGCTCTATCGGGGTGTTGAGCACCTCCGAGTTTACGGACTCGCCGTCCTGAAGCTTCTCTACTTGTACCCATGTATCCATGATGTCTCCCGGTTTGTATTAGAAGAATTTCACTGTCCAGTCGAGCGCCACCTCGAAGTTTTCTGGCTTGGCGTAGTATACGCCCGCGCTGTCAAGGGACACCCGTGCGAGTATCGTGTACTTGCCGGCCCTCTCGTTGAGCAACACCGCCTGGTATATGTAGTTGCCGGTCGTGAATATCATGTCCGACGAGCCTGCGTCCACCGCCCCTGGCGTCACCGAGTCGGAGTGGGCGTGGAACGTTACCGCCCAGCCGGGATACGTCGCCTCTCCGGACGAACCGGAGTCGAGACCCGAGCTGGCCCCGGACCACGAGCTTCCAGATCCGGACGACCTCTCCACCTGGGTGAACGACGGCGAGTAGCAGAACGGCTGTATCTGGACGTCCGCGTCCTTGTCCTTGAGCTCGTATACAAGCGAATCCCAGCTCTGCTGACGTCCTATGGTGGTCAGAAACGTAGTTGTATCGCTGTTTCCGTATATTATGCCTATCCTGTTGGGTATGAGCGAATCGTCGCCTCCGAACGCAAGCGCCACCGCCCTGGAAGCGTCGAAGCTCAGGGTATTGTGCCTCTGGTCCCACGGAACGCGTTCGCCCGTCTTCAGGTTCACGAACGACGGCGTCACCTGCCCTCTGGCCTTTATGTTGTCAACTATTGTCATGGCACCCTCCGTTAGTTAGTCAGCTGTCCTCTTTCTGTTCCTCAGGAACTTTATCTCAACCTGGTCTTCGTATGTCGGAATCTTCTTTCCCTTTATGCCCGGGAGGTCCTTGTACTCGTATTCGTCCTCGCTCAGGTCCCTGAGAACGTACTTGTCGACCTGTTCGACGGCGCCTACGGCGTACTCGCCCCCTCCTTCCTGCGGTTCCTCCAGACTGTAGGTGTCTCTCTTGTCTCCTACGGCCACATGCTCTATGAAGAACAGCCGCATTCCGGATGGCATCACCTTGTTTATTATATCAAAAAACATCTGTTCGCGCAGCAGGGACACGTCCTCCACCTGGCTCCTGTCGAGCGTCACGATCAGCGTATTGGCCCCGAGCATGTTCTGCAGGAAAAAGGCGGCCGGTATGATCTGCCAGTCCGCGTCGGAGCTTGAGCTTTCCGACGACTCGGTGTATTCGCAGGCTGCGAACAGGTCGTCCAGGTTCACGTTTTCCCTCTCGGCGCGCTCCCAGGTGTCCTTCCAGAACGCCTCGACGTCTTCCTCGGGACCGCCTATCTTGAAATACAGCTTCCTGTTCCCGTTGGCGTCGAGGTCTCCGTCCCACAGGATCGGAGTGGGGGTCCAGTCGACTGCAAGTCCGTTCGACGTCTTGGTCCGAAGTATAGACCTGGGCATCGAGACGACTGGAACGTCCAGCTTCAGTATTTCCGCATATTCCGTGGTTCCAACAAGTTTTTCTGCAGATACGTCAGTAAGCAGCGGGTAGACCTTTACTGCTTGGTCCAGGAAGTCCCCTCTATGGAGCTCAGCTCCGCTCTTGACGCAGTCCCTCAGCTTGGCATTTGCATACATCGTGTACGTATGGCGGTCCGTGACTACCTTTGCAACCCCGCCCTCCTCGACGATTCCGGACACGGTCTCGCTGGACTCCTGTATGACGGGGATGTTGAGCAGCGCGGCGACGAGCGTCCTGAACAGCTCGGGTGTCAGTCCGCAGTTTATGGAGTCCCATCCGGCGTTCAGTATCCTCTTGGCGACGTCGGAGGACTTGCAGTCTATGCCAAGCGCATACGCCATGTGGTCGGAGACGTAGTCCTTGTCTATCAGGACGTTTGACGCCCACAGAACCGTCTCCTGATCCGCCTTGCCCTCGACTATGTCGCCGACGTCATAGGTCTCGAAACCGCTTCCCTCCGCAAACGGGTCTTTGTCTACGGGGAATATCAGCGTGCCGTTCATGTATACGACGTCGTCGCTCGGAAAGTCATGGGCGACTTTGTACGACACCGTTGGATTTATCACGTTGTTGGCTATGCCGGAGACTATCGTGTCGATCTCCTCCTCCACTGGGTACGTCACGTAGCCCTCCAGCCCCGCAAGGCTTCCTATGCCCAGGACGGTGCCTTCGCCGTACTTGCTTCCGGCGTCCTGCGGGCCTATGACCATGTCGCCGCCAAGCTTCAGGACGTTTTCCTGCGCCTTGTTTTGCTGGGACTTCCTGATTATAAGCGGCTTCCACAGCTCGCGGTGGAACACTGGCATGTTCTTCCTGTCCTGGAGCCTGAGCGATTCCAGGAGGTCCAGGTAGAACTGCGCCAGCTTTATGCCACGAACTTTGCTTACCCCCTTGAGGAAGGCCTCGCCCTCGTGCACGTTCCTCCAGAAGCTTCCAAGGAACCTGTAGAGGTCGTTTGCGGCGTTGTCTATGTACCCGGCGGGTACGTCCTGTATGGAGTTCCTCTCGAACTCCGTCTTGTTGTATATGTTAGTCATGTTACTTGTTCGGTATAAAGGTCAGTTGTATGTTCTCTGGTTCCACTCCAAATATCGCCGTGTCCCTCGAGAGCATCGCGGAATCGTCGGCAATCCTGTCCAGTATGAGCGAATCCCCTGTAAGCCTGTGTTCTTCTCCGTTTGCGTCGTACAGGATGCCGTAGAGCATGTCCTGGGTGCTTAGGTCGACGCTGACCGCTCCGCAGTTCTTGATGATGTGCACTATCTCCGACCTCGTCAGGGACTTGACGAAGCCCAGCCCGTTTATGTATTCGCGTATCTTGAACTTGGTGTACTCGTGGTCCATGGGGTTGTCGACGTCGTATACCACGTTCGCCGTCACGGACACGTTGCATATGATCGGGCACCTGACCACGACGTCCGTCGCCACGCTCCTCACGTCGTCGGAGTCTACGTATGCCTGGATCTCCCTTATCTGTGGCAGGCAGTATACCGAGACGCGGAACTCGCGCTCCTCGGGCCACTCCTCGTCGTCTTGGTCCGGCGAGCTTTCCGTACTCCCGGAGCTCTCCGTCTGCGGAGCGGCCTCCGGGGTTTCGTGCACAGTCACGGAGAGGCCGTGCCACACCGTGTCGAACACCTCCGCGGCGCCGTCCCTTACGTCGAAGTCGTGCCATGTCTCGTCGACGCCGTAGGCAACCCTCCTGCACGAGAATTCAAGCGAGCTGCTCACGTCCCCGGCTAGGCTGACGTCCTTGACCCAGTAGCTTCCCGGGAAGTCGGACGGGGTGACTTCGAGCGTGTAGTCCATGCTTGCAAGCCTTCCGTCAACGTATACCGGCTTTCTCTTCCCCTGTATCACCTTGGTGATGGTGAACAGGTCGCCGAAGTTCCTGACGTACAGGTCTATCCTTCCGCCGACTCCTACCCCGAAGACGTTGTGCTTGTCCCTTCTCTGCGCGGCGTTGCCATAGCCTACCGTAGAGCACGCCACTACCGGAAACTGTCCGTCGTCGAACTTGTCCCTGAGCATGCCCTCGCAGGCGTTCTTGTTCACGAATCCGCGTATGGACAGGCCGGACGGTATCTTGTCTATCGCGTCCTGCAGGTCCGATACGTCCGAACCTCCGCAGAACGACTTGTATGCCTCGGCCTGTATGAACGAATATAGCGACACTCCCACCGTCATGCTCGTGCCCTGGTCTATGTTGTACGCGACGCCGACTTCCCTGGCCCTGACCGGTACAAGGAAGAAGTAGCCTGCCGCGCCCTTGTATAGCGGAGCGTTTGCGACGACGCTGCCGGTATAGCCCTCCTCGTCGGCGTCTCCCTTGAACGTGGCGACTACGTCCGCCACGGACGCGTATTCGAGTCCGTCGTACGTCTTGAACTCCGTCCCGGATATGACCGTATACGCCTTGGTGCCGTCGTTGACCAGTATCTTCACGACGCCCTCGGCCTTTGTCCCCGTGGCCGCCTTGATGTTGAAGTTCGACATTACCGCGTTGACGTCGTCGACGTCTACGCTCTCGCCGGCATCCTCCGCCTCCTTGAGGGTCTTCAGGGACGACGACTTCCTGACGTAGTCTATCTGCTTGGAGGTAGTCGCCTCTATTCTGGCCTCGGGGTTAACGAGAAGCGACCTCAGCGCCGTACCAAGCCTCGTGTCGAGCCTCGGATCGCTTGCCTTTATGCCGGATATCACCAGCTGAACGGCGGAGTCGAACTCCTCCTGCGAAACGTCTGCTATGCTTGCTGTCTTCATAGGTCAAACTCCTGCCTTTACTGGCGTTGTGTACACATATGACTCGCCCGCCACCGTGTCGAGCCTTACCGTGACGTATACCGTGGCCTTTGCCCTGTCGATCGCCAGGTCCTTTATCGACGACGACTCGAGTGCTTCGTCGTCCGGGGTGTCCAGGACTGCGTCCTCGGTCCTTATCTGGTCCATCACGGTCTTGTTGGCGGCCGATGCCGCGACTGTCAGCGTATTTATGTCGTAGATGTTCCCGGCCCCGAGCAGCGTCATGAAGTCAGACCCTTCGCCAGGGCGGTTTCTGACGCTGCCCCTCTGCGTGAGGAACAGCTGGGTATAGCGCTGCACGAGCTTCTCGATACCGGTCGTCATGTGCGGAAACTTGCTCACGTCCGGCCTGACTACCTTTTCCGACACGGGAGTGCTGACCAGCTGGAGCACCAGGAGGTCTACGGTCCTTCCGGAATAGTCGGTAGTGCTGGCGTGATACTTGCTCATTTGTCCTTAAGCTCCACCATGCTGTATTCTATCACGTACTTCGGGTCCGTAAACGGAAGTTCCAGCAGCCTCATGTAGTCCACGTCCGTGACGTCCGGGTCGTACTCCTCGTGCCATTCCTTGCGTGAGGCCTTGAGAAACGCCATCCTGGCCCTGTACAGGATGAGCTGCCTCGCCCTTCTCTTGTCCGAGTATTCGGACACCCAGGCGGACTCGTCCGGCTCCGGGTCGAATATGTCGAGAAGCTGCTCCAGGTTCACTCCCTCCCTCTGCAGGAGTGACTCCCATTCCTTCCCTTCGCGCCACTGGGGCTTCGCCTTCTCCAGGTCCTGCTTGAGGAACTGAAGCGCTGGAATTATCTTGCTCATTGCATCTCCTCCATGTCGGCTATCGTAGCGCCTATCCTGGACGCACGCTGCGATATGTACGCCGGCGAAACGCCGAGTTTCTTTGCGATGTCGTTTCCGTTGAGCCGCTCCTTGCCGTGGGCCCCGAGCCTGTAGTCGTATATGTCCTTGTCCATCTGCCCAAGCGACATGTAGGTCGCGTCCATGGCATACGGCGTGCCGTCCATCTTCTCCACCGACGGGTCTTCCGGGCCGGCTTCTGGGTCCTTGACGGCCATGCTTCCGGAGTTGACAACCGAGGTCGACGCGTCCTGGAGCTTCTTTATTGTCTTGGCCGACCACCCGGTGCTGTCCTGGAGTTCCTCCACGGTAGGCTTCCTTCCGAGGGAGTCCTCGAGCTCGAGCGTCACCTTGTTGAGCTCCGCCGCGTTCCGAATGGTGTTTTCCGACGCCCTCAGCGGCCTTAGCCTCTTGCCGTACCTGGACAGCTGCTTGAGGTTGGTGACGATCCATGTGTTCAGGCTGGCGCTGCTGGTCGGGTCGTACGAGCGGATCGCGTCTACGACAAAGGCCTTGGCCCTCGACCTGAGCAGGGACTTCGACCCGGAGTACTGCTGGATCTCAGAGTTTATGGTCGGCATGAAGGCCGACACCAGTCCCGCCATGTTCTCTGGGGACTGGTCTACAACCCACTTGTTGTAGGCTTGCGTGTATAGATCTTGTGAATGCGGGTTCATCTTGTCACTATGATAGCATAATTGGCCTGTTTTCGGCAACAGTTTACTAGTACAGTTTCCTGTCCGTTATCTTTGGGTAGCACGGGTTCTCGGTGCCCTCGTCGATGTACGTGCTCCCGTTCTCGGTAGGTCTGGCGTGCGACATGCTTATCGTAGTCGATCCGCCGCTTCCGTCGAGCCCCTGACGATCATCGTGGTTATGAACCCGTAGAACAGCTTCGCACCGGAAGTCTTGTCGAAGACCGTCATTACCCTGCCGGGGTATATCATCTTGGCGCCTTCGTCCTTGAGTATCGGTATGGTTGTCACCGATGCAGCGCAGTTCTTCCTGTAGTGGAGCTGGAACATCGCCTGGACGTACGCCTCGTCAATGGTCATGGTACGTTCGTCCTGTATTCCGTTCCCGGCGTCCTGGAGGTTCTCGCCGATAGGCGCGTCTATGTTCTCCTCGGCGTTTGCATTCCTGTCGGTTGCCAGTATGTCGGCTACGACTCCGTTCCTGCCTACGCCGAGTATCTCGCCGTTTGCATTGTCCTGCAACGCCCTCTTCGGGAAGTAGAACGCATACGAGAAGTCCTCGTCGTCGGCCTCTGCCTGGCTTCTGACATGGTCGTTTACGACCCTGAGGACCTCGGCGTAGTCCTTTTCCGACGCAACGCCTATGATGGGGCTTGGATCTATAGACACCATGTCTATTCCGTTCGCGACCGGGGTGTTTACCTTGTAGCTGCACTCCTGCCACGGGCTGATCGGCTCCATGAGCAGCCTTGGCCTGTCGTACGTGGGCACGATGTTCGTAAATACCGCAGGGCATATCTGGGAGACAAGCCTGCGCCACGTAGACCCGCTGAACCCGAGGGGGGCGACTATCGGGCCTATCGCCTCCTTGATGTTGTCCGTAAGCTCTTCGTCCACGTTTTCCAGGAACAGCATCCCACCCATGTTTCCCTCTATGTACTTGCCGGGGGTATGCTCCGAAAGCTTGCCTCGTATCTCCTGGACCTTCTGCCTGTACTCGTCCTCGGGGCCTCCGTCGCCGTGGGACGCGATTTCGCAGTACACTATTTCCTCTCCGTCTGCAAACTTCGGGTACAGGGCGTCCATGTACTCGATGAGGTCGGACCCCCCGGTCTCCTTGTATATCTTGGACATCAGCATGCTGTTGCTTATGCGCTCGTACACGAACCCGGTCTTGTCCAGCATTACGGCCGGATGGCTGAACACCACGGTGAGCACGGGAGCCGATATGGCCGTAACCGTGGACAGGCCTACGTCAGTGAGGATCCAGTCCTTCAGCGTAACGCTCTGGCTCTGCTCGTCCGTATTGCCTTTCTCCCCGAACGTCTCGATATCTATCTTTATCGTGGCCTTGGCGTCCTGCGAAAGCGTCATCCTGAGAAGACGCGAGTACAGCCCGGTTAGGTCCTGTATCTTCGGGGCGGATGCAGTTATGTAGTGTCCGCTCCCGGGCTCGACCCTCTCTATTGGAAGAACGTTGAGCTGTATTACGGGTATCTTGTTGATCGCCAGGTCGAGCTCGAACGACTGCACGCTCAGGTGCGGCTCGAAGCCCTCCACCGTGACCTTGAACTTGTCTACATGGGTGTCCATCATACCTCCTGGTCAAGTAGGAACGTAAACGTCACGACGCTGGTCTTGTCGGACGGGTTCACGTTGTCTATGGACATGTCTATAAGAAAACCGTTGCAGGTGAATCCGTCTATCGTCACCTCAAGGGCCTTTGTGCTCTTGTAGACGCGCTGCTTCGCATAGGCCTTCCTGATGTCGTCCAGCCTTGCCCAGTTTTTCGTAGCCGCCGCCTCGGTGCATCCGTTGTACAAGAACATCAGCACGCTGACCTGGAGCACGCACTGCGCTGGATTCCTGCCGAATGCGAATATATGCGTCGTCTCGTCAAAGCACCGTCTCACGTCCACGAGTTCGCGGTCACGAAGGGAAAACGACAGCAGAAACACGTTTGCGTACTGGTCTTTCTTTACTACGTCCTTTATGTTCCAGCTTGCAGATCCCTTTGGCAGGAACAGCTTTGCGGCCTGGTTTGATCCAAAAATGGCTGTCATGCGTACCTCCTATCCGTTAGTCCTTAGAGCCGTTATCGGCCATTTTGGTCACGGCTGTCGCTATCTGCCGAATGTAGTCCAGCTGCTCCAGCGATACAGCCGCTCCGCCCTGTGCCATGGACTCTGTCTGGTAGCCGTCCATCAGGGCATTCTTCCTGTCGCCTTCCTTCGCGGAGGCCGCCTTTACATAAGCGGCCATGATGGACCTTTCGTCCATCTCCCTGCCGTCGGCGTCTTTCCTGCCGATTACGGCGAAGTTCAGCCCTGTCGCGATGAGGTCCCTGCTGTTGCTTAGCCACTCCCTGTAGTCCTTGGCGTTCATCTGGGACGCCTCTGGGTCGTTCAGGAGCTTCTTGAACAGCTTGGCTACGCTATCCTCGTCTATCCTGTTTGCGTCTATCACGCCCCACACGCGCTTCATGGTGGCTTCTGACTTGATTGCGTTTTCACGAGCTATCCTGACGAACGGCTTGTTTTCCCGCTGGTTGTCCTTGCCCCTGACCATGCCCTTGGGGTCTGCAAACATCTCTGTCAGGTACTTCATCTTGTCGTCCATGTGGAGCTTGCCGGCAATCAGCGCCTTTTCCATGTCGTTGAAGTCCCCCAGCGACTTGCCTCTTCCCCTTGCGTCTTCCGAATCCAGGCGCCTGTTCAGCGCTTCGGTGTACTCCGTGCTCAGTGCATTGCTGCCTTCGGCTACGTATCTGTTCACATCGCCCTCTATGTCAGTCCTGGCTTCCGCCCTCAGGAACCTCCTCTTGCCTTTTTCGGCGATAACCCTCTTTCTGTAGCCCTCCCTCTCGGCTTCCGTCTTGCCGTTGTACATCTTGTTTACTTCGTCTTCCACGGACTTGTTGTCGAGATCGACACTCTGGTATATCTCGGCGATCGCGCTGGAGACAGTCCTCTGGGCTTCATCGGTCTTGATCGCGTTCCTGAGGGTGTTTTCGTCCAGGTCTTCCGGATTCAGCGCCGCCGTGGTCTTCTTGTCCCCCTGTGCGGCCTTTATGGCCGTCTCGGCTATGGAGGCGCGCATTCGCTGGGCAACGCTGGCGTCCGACTCTCCGCGCCTTCTTCCGACGTCCATGAACTTAAGGCCCCTGAGGTTCTCCATGAACTGCCTCCTGGCCTTCTCCTTCTGGTCGTCGTCCATGCCGGATATGCTCAGCATCTTCTCGAACAACGCCGAAGCAGCGCGCACCTTGACGTATCTCTCGCCAGCTTTTGCGCGCTTTTTCTTCTGTTCCAGGCCGACCATCCTCTTTCCGGTCTTTGCAGCATCAAGCACCTTGTTCACGCCTTCCTGTGCAGTTTCCATTGCGACGTCCATTGACGCTCCGTAGTCCATTGCAATGTGGAATGCCTTAAGCCCTCCCGCGAGGGCCGTTTTCGCCGTAATGGAGTTGACACCCATCCTCTTTAGTTCGCCTTCAAGATAGTTGGAAACGAACCTGGCGTCCCTGAGAACAAGGTCGCCCTCGCCTGAAGCGGCCTTTTTTATGTCGTCCATGACTTTCTTGCCTGCGCCCTCGGCCGAAAGGGTCTCCACCTTTGTCTTGTTGAGCTCGTTGCGCTTTCCCGCAAGCAAGTCGTTCGCCATGACATTCTTTACCTGTTCCTCGGTAACCTCCGGGTTGGCCTCCTCTACCATCTCCTCGAAATGGTCTAATACCTCCTTGGCACCCTTCTTGTCGCCGTACTTGTCTCGCATCGACTTGACCATGCTCTTCGACACCTCGCGGTTAAGCACCATCTCGTCGGCTCCCATCTTGTCCACAAGAAGTCTTCTGAGGGAACTGGTGTTCATGCCCTTCTTCTTCTGTACCAAGGCTATCTGCTCGTCGTTGAGCCCAGCCTTTCTCAGCGTCTCCGTGTCCAGCATCGCGGTCCTCTGCATGCCGGCGATTTCGGACGTTACGTTCCTTCCGAGGGCCTTGGACAGCATGCTGGAGGCCACCTGCCTTCCTATGTCCAGTGCGCCTCTCTGGTTGCGTATTATGCCCTCGTTGCTCATGCCGGCGTTGAGCGATATGGCGTTCAGCTTGTTTACAAGCGGCGCGTTGTTGTCGGTCGCATACGACATGTAGATGCGGTTGTTCCTCAGCAGTTCCAGGTTGGAGCCATATTCATCCCTTAGCACCTTCCCGACCATCCCCTGCTGCCCGCTGGCCGCGATGCTCATGGCCCTTTCCTCGCTGATCCTGCCCATGTGTACAAGCTGGGCCAGCAGAACGTTGTCCTTTTCGGCGTCGCCTTTCGCAAAGCCAAGCGCCCTGGACCTGAACCTGTACATCGCGCGTTCCTGTTCCTCCGTGGTGGCGGTTGGATGGGCCTTTTGCCACGAAGCGTATGCCGCAGCCGTCATCACGCCGATGTTGGCCGCTATCGACCTGTCCCCTACCAGCTGTTCGGCAAAAGTCTTGCCTCTTGCCGCGTCAAACTCGCCGCCTACTCCCTTGACTATGTTGTACATGGCCCCGACAGGCAATCCCGCGTCTCCGGCAAGTACCCTTAGGTTCGCGGCCGCCCTTGCCGCGTGGTCTCTTGATCTCCTGGCCTTCTCGCCTGCCGAGAACGCCTCTCCGTTCGTCAGGTCCTGTATGAAGTCAACTGCACTCTCGAAACTGCCGGTGATCTTGGATACGGACGCCACGAAGCCGTTCATCTCCTTCTGAAAGTCCTTTATATGGTCGTTGAACGTTATCACGGCGTTGGACGTCAGCCCCGTGCCGTTCCTGAACTTCTTTATATCGTTTTCGGTGAGTATCTTTTCCTCACGACGCTTATTTCTGTACTCGTCCGAGTCCTCGTCCTCGCCCTTGTGGGCTTCCTTCCATTTTTTGGTCCGGTCAAGCTGCTTCTTCATCCACTCGTCGTAGTGGCTGGAATCAGCCAGTATGCTGTTTCCGATGACGGCGGCCTGCTGCATGTTGAGACCATACGTGAAGTCGGTGTCAAGACCGCCGCGCTTGTTGAGGTTGTTCTGCAGCATCAGGGCGCCCTGTGTTGCCGCCCTCCTGTAGTTGGCCGCCATCCTGTGGGGGTCCAGGCTGCTTCCCGTACGTCCTCCGGTAGCCGCGGCTATGCCATTCGCGTTCAGCAAGGCGGACTGATAGGCCTCTGTGGCGCCGCTCATGCCGAGGATGTTGTCGGCCAGCCCTGGATTGAACCGCCTTAGCATGCCTAGAAGATTCGCCCCTGCCGCACCGGTGCCCAACACCGCGGACACTGCGTGCTCCCTCTGGAACACCTGGCGCGTCATCATCTGGTTCATGTACTTTCCGAGCAGGCCGTTCACGAGGCCGTTGGCCGTCGCTGCCACGCTGTCGTATGTAGACACGTCCTGCGGCGCGGCAAACACCGTGCCCTGGTAGTTTCCGGACGCAACGGCCTGTATGACGGTCTGAAGGTTCTTCAGTGTCTCTTCCAGAGAGTAGTCTTTTCTCTTGTTTGTCGCCATGTGTCCTCCTGAAGCCTACTACGAGACAACCAGGCTCGACGTCCACGCGCGTGGGCGTCGGCCGTGCTCCGTCGTGATATGCGCAAATTCGTACATTTACATCGCAGTGTCCTTTGTCTTGCTATATTATACCAGATTTGAAGATTCCGGTCTTCCCGAAAAACTACTTCCTGTCCGAGTCGCCCGAGCCGGCCTGTTCGACGAGTTCTGCAGCCTTCTTTGCCTTCTGTGCATTCAGCTCCTCGGTGAACCTTGCGAGTTCTGCGAACGCGGCGGCGTAGTCGTTGCGCGGTTCAGTCGGCTTGACGTCCTCGTCCAGCTTTATGTACGGAAGAGCCTGGGACTGCGCTATGTCGAGCAGCCGAGAGACGCTGTCGACCATCTTGGAGGCGTCAAGAGAGCTGTTTCCGGCGAGTGACGCAAGACACAGCGCGGTGACTTCCGTCTTGTGGGCGATGTCCCTGAACTCCCGGACGTCGTGCCTCATTCTCCTTGTAATGCCGGAGTGCCGAGATTCGTCTATGCTGAGCGGAGATCCGATAGCGTCCTCTACCCTTCGATAGACGTATCGGAATTCCAAAAATTTTTGTTGTTGGCCTCCTTGGTCATGGTCCAGTATTTGTATTCAAACAGCTGGATGCAGCTGACCAGGGCGCTTGTCAGGGCCTCTGGCTTCGCCTTCCACGCCTTGAAGTCCTCAAGCCATCCCGGCGGTATCTCCTTGCCGTCATTCTCCTCGAACGTAAGAGGGGCCTTCATCGCCGGATACGTTGTTCCGTTCAGTTCGGCTATCTGGGCTACGAGAGGAACATACGCCATGTCTCCCTCTACTATGCCCATGCTGTCCTGGCCTCCTTTGGAGAGTACATGCCTTATGTACGCATACATGGCATGCGTCTCGTCGGCTGTCCTGCTCCTAAGCGTCACATGCAGCTTTCCGCCGAATATGTCTACGGTCTGTGTGTACCTGCTGCCGGTGACAAGTGCGTCTATGAACGCGGCTTTCTCTTCTGGAGATATCACGAGTTCGTCCTTGCTGTACGAGTCCGTTCCTATCTTGACCCTGCCGTCCGCCTCGTTTGAGAATCTCCCGGGAAGCTTCGCTCCCTCCATGTCCGCCAGGGACTCCTCGTCCGTCTTGACTTCAGATGGTTCGCCAACCGCATCAAACATGTTCTTCTCCTGGACCTTTGCCTGATCTTCCGCCGCCGGCTTTTCGCCTGCGACACTGTCTCCGACCACTGTCATTTTTTTGTCTCCGTTTGTTGGTTTTTGTCTTGTCAGCTCCGGATCTGGTATCCAGTTCCGGAGAAAATGTCTACTTCGGTAATGGGGGTGCTGTCCTCGACTTTGTCTCTGGGCTTGTTGAAGCCGTCGTCGTTCATGTTTTCCGGCTCCCATTTGGCTATTCTGGTGTACTTGCCGTCTCCCAGCTCGGCCTTTCTGCCGGGCCATGGGTTTCCGGTGTCTTCGGTCCACTCCTCGATGTGGTCCTCAAACGGCTTGCGGCCCACGCCCTTCAAGGTCTCGAACTTCTGGTTTACCTGGACCCAGAACGGCTCGAACAGCGTAAACTGCCCGCTGCTGCCTATCTCCCACGGCCTGTCGGTTGCGCACTCCTGCGTGCTCCTGAACTTGAAGACCATCTTTTCCAGCTTCTCCTCGCTGTAGTTGATGGAGATCTTCTCCTCGTCGGACATCAGCTTTACCATCGGCTGCAGCTTGTCCAGCAGGTCGCTAGCTATCTCCTTTTCCATCGGAGCCCACATCATCGGCACGAGGACCTCGTCTTTCTTGAATATCGCCGTGTTGATCTCCGACGCCAGGAGAACGTTTTTTGCGGCTGTCAGCATATAATCCTGAAGAAAGACAACGGCATCGTCAGTAAGCAGCCCGACATGCTTGTCGCCATACGTGAGTACAGTGTCCGCCGAGAAGAACACCTTGCCGCCGGACAGCTTGCCGCCCTCCTGCTTCTCTCCGGAAAGGACGCTGGTCATCTTGGACGACCTAAGCACGGTGTACTTGGTGTCCGTCACGAGATTGCCCTCGTGGGTCTTTAGAAGTATACCGGTGGACCTTATCGCCTCGCCGCCTTCCGGCTCCTTGCCGTCCCACGGATACGCCGTTCCGTTGGCCTCCAGCGTTATGCCACCGCGGTGTTCGTCCGGGACGCCAGCCATGATCTGCACGTTGTTGTAGGCGTTTACGCGTACGTCCTTGTCAGCCGACTCTATGTCCACGGAGTTCTGCGCCTTGACGATGGCGTCGTCGCCCGCCAGCGTAAGGGCCGACTTCCCGGGGAGGATCTCCACGTTTCCGGCGCAGGCGATCTGGATGTTGCCTCCGATCATGACGATCTCGGACCCCCAGGCGTCCCTTATTATGATGCTTCCGTCCTCGCCCTGCCACATGCCGGACCTGCGCTTGTCGTACTTCTCGAGCTTGACGGTCTTGGATTCGGTGAACCCCGGGTCGTATACGTCCTGCAGCTTTCCCTCCAGGTCCTCCTCCTGCGGAAGATAGAACTCCATCGGGGATTCGTCTATCCTCCTGTACGAGTTCTTCAGGTCGTACGCCACCCTGTCGGCAAGCTCCAGCTGCCTCCAGAACGGATGCCCTTCGTTGTGCTTGAACTCCTCCAGAGCCTCGGCCGGCGGTTCGTCGGCGTCCAGATTCCACGGGTGAAGTATGCGCATAGGCACAGGTATGCGCCCTATCCTCTCGAAGCCAAGCATGCCGGTCGTCGCAAGCCGGTACTGGCCGGACGGGTCCACGCTCTCCCTTGCGACGCCTGGATTCTGGATCTCCTTGTCGGTCATCGCCCTGGGCTCGTGGTCGTCAGGATCCGGTCTCATGCGGTATCTTACCGAAAGCCCGGCAAAATAGCCCTCCTGGTCGAGGATCCTGTCCCTAAGGGTCTGGCCCTTGACCTTGTTCTTGATGAAATAGCCGTCCTTGTCGTAGTCCGACTTCTCGAACGGAACGGCTTCCTTGCTCTTCATGCCAAGGCGCTCTTCCTGGTACATGCAGCCGTGGTGTTCCTTGGACAGGTAGCGGCGGTTGTGCCATTCGTTGTCGTTCCCGAAGAACGTATACTTGATCATGCTGTCAGCCACGACGCGTATCCTGTTCTCGATGGAGAACAGCTTGATGAACGCCCCGCCGCCGACCATGGACGTGGAATACATGTTGTTCAGGAACCCGCACCTGTGCGGATTGAGCATTCCTGACTCGCCCGGGACCATGTCCGTCGGCCTGTTGCACATGTACCGCCCGGTGCTGGTGTCGTTCGGGGTCTTCAGGGGGATGTCGTACGCAGGCGACAGCTTCCTGTAGCAGTCCTTGGAGAAAAAGCTGGTGCGCCGCTCGAGCTTGGTGTCTGACTCTACCTTTACGGGATGGTTTCTGTCCTTTGAATACCTGATAGGCCGCCTGGCCAGTATTATTCCAGCCCTCTTGTCGTTCGGCAGGAGCGCGAATATCACTTCGTCGCCCTCGCGCAGGACTATGTCGTCGGAATACCCGAATCCCGGAGTTGCGTTGAACACGCCTATGCTGCACGTATAGTACTCGCCTGTGGCGACCTGCACCATGGCAGAGTACATTCCGACGTTGAACTGGACTACAAGGCCTACCCTTATCGCCGAAAAAGGATAGTTGTGCACTCTTCTGACATATGACAACTTCGAGTCCTGTGGTCCGTACGTGGACATAGGGTCGTTCGATATGCCGGCGTTTCTGTCTCTGGATGACATGATTGAGAAATGCTCCGTATATTGGCTTTGGCTGTATTATACCAAATCGCAAAACGCGATTTCAACATGAAAATGGCACCAGGAACCCTGGTGCCATTTCAGGTCTGTGACCGCTGTCTCTACGTCGCCACCCTTAGGTGTTGAGGAGACTGCATACCGTGAACTGGACGGTGAAGTCGTTTCCGATATAGCCCTGCTGGCCGGAAGCCGTGAACGTGACAGCCGAGCAGTACCCGTCCTGGATCTCGAGGCGGACGCCGGAGGTCTCGCAGCTGTTCGTCAGGTTGATGTTAATCGGAATCGGCGTGCAGGCCGCATTGTCGGTGAGCTTGCTCACCAGGTTCTTGTCGGCCGTGACGATCGAGTTCGCCGTCAGCGTGCCCTGCACGGGCTGCGCCGACCAGACGATCCCGTCGGTCAGGGTAGGTACAGGGCTCAGGTTCCTCTGTATCTGGATATTTACGCCGAGAAGGACTCCGGGACTGTCGTCGAACGTTGCCGTAGCCGCGCCTACCTGGTATATCCTTGACTTGGCAGGGTTTGTTGCACCAAATATTGCCATAGTTTTTCTCCTTTGTTAGTCGTGATTAAACGAACAGCTTGAGCACGAGGTGGTTGAACGGATACGGGAGGTTCAGCTTAAGGTTGCAGTTGACGTGGTCCTTGAGGAGCGCGTCCTGCTCGAGAAGCAGAATCTCCGTGCCTTCGGCTATCACCTGAGGCCCGTACAGGCCCCACTCGGTCATCTCAAGGCTCGTAAGACCCTTGGTTATGACGTTGCGAAGCACCTCAATGAGCTCCGGGGTGATGTTGTATTTGCCGATGTACGGGCTGAGCAGGTTGTCGAAGAAGAAGGAGATGCTGTCCAGGTTCTTCGTGATCGAAAGCTCAGACGTGTTCAGGTTGTTGTTCTCGTAGTCGGTAGAGATCTGGTGACGGATGTACACCTGGTCGTTCGGAAGGTCCTGCATGACGATGAACGTACCGCCGGAGGCCATTACGTTGAGGTCGTAGGTCGAGAACGTGGTGTAGGTCAGCGGGATGTCGTCTATGCCGACGAGCTCGAGGTTGGTGACGGGCTGCTGAGGCAGGCAGGCGGAAACAAGTCCGGCGACACATGCGGCCGCGAACTCTCCGGTCTGCTCCACTCCGCTTCCAAAGAACCTCGACGGGAAGATGTTGTACATCCTGCGGTCGGCGAACGAGCTGGAGAGGTTCTTGATAACCTCCGCCTTCTGCGTATTCGTGTAGGGATGGTAGATCTCGGACTTCTCGCCTTCCGTGGTGACGACAAGTTCTCCGTTGGGGTCGCTGACGCGAAGCTTGTTGTTGGAGAGAATCGCAAGGATCCTGTACTCCTGCGGAACGTACTTGCCCCACTCCTGGTGGTTGAACTTGGTGACGTAGATGTCGTCCTTCACAAGGTCCTTCTTGAACCTGGTGTCCTTGTTCGGGATCCAGTCGTCGCCGCTCTTGACCACGAACTGAATGTCAGCCGTCTTCTCTGCGACGTTGATGGACGTGACGATGGACTTGAAGTCTTCGCCACCCGTATCCTGCCTTGCTATGTACTTCGCCTCGGTCTCGGGGATCTCGGCGGACACGAACGCTATCCTCCAGCGCTTGACCGTAGCGGCGGACATGTCGTTGACGTGGGACTGGACGAGGTCGAGAAGGTCCGGATCCTGCGTAAGCGGAACGAGGAAGTAGACCTCCTTGGTGAGCGTCGCCGCATTGAGGACCTTGCTGTATCCCTCCTTGTCGTTGGTAGGAACCGCCATGTAGCGCACGATCTGACCACCGGAGTTGAGCGCGGCGTTGTACACGCCCTGGGCAAGCGGGTTGTCGGGCGATATGGCGCCAAGCGCATCGGCGACTTCGGAGGCGTACGTAAGCGTATGGATCGCATCGGTCGCGGAGTCGATGAGCTCGCGGTAGGTGACGTACATGTCGGCCGAGAGTACCGTCCCCCACTTTACGCCGCGCCTGATGAAGTCCTCGTCGTTGACCTTGACAAGGAACTGGGTCTCTATCTCGATGCCGTCGACGCGAACTCCGTCGACCAGCCTGTAGGACTCCTTCCAGTTGAAGTTCTCCTTGTTGGGGTCGGTCTCGTCGTTGCGCGCGATCTCGACGCCGTTCTGGATCTCGCAGAGCGCAGCCTTGTAGATGTTGAGGCCGGGATCAAGCTCCTCGTCGACCATGATGCGAAGATTCGTCGCCGTGGAGTTGTCCGGGTCGATGTCGACGATGGTGACGTCGATCTTCTCCGCATACGTGATCTCGGGCGTCGAATCCGAGGACGGAAGGTCGCCCTCGAGGCAGTACAGGCGAAGCTTGCGGCCCCTGGTGATCTCCATGGCGAGCTCGGCGTCCACGGGGATGTTGAGCTCGTTGGGCTTGTCCGGAACCGTGGTTACGCCCTGGATGTCGGCAAGCATCACGACGACGTTGTCCGCAAAGAGCTTTGTATACGACTTGTCGACCTGCGTCTGGTCAAGAACACCCGGGTATGGGTAGAAGTACTTCACACCGAGTGAGCTGTCGTCAGAACTGTCCGAAGTGACAGGGCTGTCGGCAGTAGCCGAAGCGTCCTCGCCCTCCCTGTAGCCAGGCTGCTCCCTGGAATCATACTCTCCTACATAGGTGCCGGCTTTCTCGCTCTCAGCACCATACCTGTGGAGCAGGTAGTTGGGGCCAAAGACGAAAGGCACCTGGTTTTGCGCCAGTGCAGCGGGGATTTCGCTGAACAGCTGGTGTATTTCTACTTGTGGTACTACGTAACTTGCCATATTTCGGCCTCCTTATTTCTTCATCTGGCTTTTTCCAGATATTTTGGTTTCTGTGAATATATTAACACGATCTACCGTTGCGTGTCTACTAGAATTTAAGAGATCAATCGACTTTAGTATCGGGGTCTCTCCGGTCACGTCCCAGGCCTCGGCGAACTCGTAGGCGAACGTCACGCCGGACGCGTATCTCTCCGAAGACTCGTCTGGAAGCTTTTCCAGCGGGGTGCGTTCCGCCAGAACGAATCTCGTGAAACAAAAGTCATAGCAGATGGGGTCCTGCATGAGGGACAGCATGTACTCGGTGTTGTCCGCCAGGGCACACGCTTCGCCGACTGTGTCGGCCACGTGCACGAACGTCACCGTTCCGGAGGCCATCTGTTCGTAATGACGGGTTCCAAACCGGTCCGCGGCCGTCACCTTGCCGTTTCTCCTCGGATTAACCTCGTCAAACTTTATCGGACTCAGCTGTACGTATATGGCGGGCCGTACCTCCGGGTGCTGGTCCTCCCACCGCAGTTCAGTGTCTATCCATATGGACGTGCCCTTCGGAGTCCAGACTACGTCAGGCGTCCCTACAAGCCTTCCGTCGGTGTCGTGGTATACCAGGCGCGCCAGCTCGGTGAATATGCCGTACAGCACCGTGCTGGTCTTCCTGAGCTCGCAGATGTACTCTGCGCCGCCAAGGCTGTGCCATGGCTGGATCTCGTCCTCAGGCGGT